TTGAACCCTGCATTCTGGCTGGTGCGCCTGCTGGTGGCGTGGTGCTTGATCCTTTCTTTGGATCAGGAACGACCGGCCAAGTTGCGCAACAACTCGGACGCCATTACATCGGATGCGAACTGAACCCGGCTTACAAGCCGCTGCAAGACGAACGCACCGCGCAACCTTCTTTGATGCTGGAGGCCGCATGACTATCAATTCAGTAGCTGCTGACGCACGGCTGGCGTGTTCTGGAGGCCAAAAACGCTGCTATATCGCTGGGCCAATGACAGGCTATCCAGATTTGAACTTTTCCGCCTTCCATGCCGCCGCCGCCAGGCTGCGGGCCGCTGGCATTGATGCCGTCAACCCTGCGGAAATCAACCCGGACAAGGGCATGAGCTGGAAAGACTGCATGAGGACGGACATTGCAGCGCTGGTCACTTGCGATTCGATCCACCTCTTGCCGGGGTGGGGGCAAAGCAAGGGCGCAGCCTTGGAGCACCACATTGCCGAGCGCCTGGGGATGACGGTTGTGGAGGTTTTGGAATGATCAACGACAAAACCTCTGAGGTTATTGACCGCTTTTATGTCGATCACGGCCCGTGCTGTGCTGGTTGTGACTGGTGGCAATACGCAAACAGTGTTGCAGGGCAATGCATTAGGCACGCGCCAGTAGCGGCTGTTGAGCGTATGTCAATGACTGGCATATCCAGCATAAGCGCATCAGTTGGCGCGGGTCATCCTGTCACGCTACGCGATCACTATTGCGGGGACTTCAAAGACGAGTTTGACTGGTCGATCTTGCCATTGCCTTATCTGCGCCGTATCGGTAAGGCGGTAACCGCATGATGGATGTCAAAACCCCATTCGGCGGCGGCTTGACCAACGGTGGGCTCAACTTCGACCAGGCTATTGAAATCCACCGGCTGCACCTTGAGGACTGCTTGACGGCCACTCAAATCGCGCGTGTGTCGGGCAAGGCCGCTTGCGCTGATCACTGAAAACCCAAAAGGAAAACCGACTCATGAAATATTTGACCATTTTTGACACATCAATCCGCATGGATTCAGAGGGGCGGTTTTGCCTCAACGACCTGCACAAGGCTGCTGTGGCAACGGGCGCCAATAAGCGATCTAAAGAGCCGGGCGAGTTTTTCAAGACGCGGCGCACCAAGGACATGATTGATCTGCTTAAAAAAAGTGCTACGGGGAATCTCCGTAGCACTTTGATACCCGTCAATGCCGTGGAAACCGGCCCCTATGAAGAGCGCGGCACTTTTGTGGTTAAGGAGCTTGTCTACGCCTATGCGCAGTTTGTCAGTGCTGAGTTTGATCTTCAAGTTATCCGCACATATGACAAGGTGGCGCGCGACGAGGTCGATCGCCTAAACGGTTTGCAGTACCGCGCCCTGCGCGCCGAGTTGGATTACCAGCAAGGCTTCAAAGAGGCCGGTGTATGTGGCAAGGGCCTGCGCAAGTGGCGCGATGACGGCCCGGTGAAACTCAAGTTGCTGGAGACTTTCCGCCAGGCCATGCAACCCGTGTTGTTTCAAGGGTATTGATGATTCAAATCCACGGCATCAACCCACAGCAGGCTCACGCCGCCATCATGGTGCACGTCTGGCCCTGGGTGAAGGCGCAAACCGCAGCCGGGCACGCTGTTGTGCTGGAGGCCCGCTTGCACGAGGACGCGAAGTCCGACCAACAGCGCCGCTTTTACCATGGCGTGATCTTGACCCAGATCGCCAAGCAGGCCAAGCCCAATGGGCAAACTTACCCGCTGGCTGTGTGGAAGGAGTATTTCCGCAACCTGTACCTGGGCAAAAAGCGGGTGACCACCACCAATCCGCTGACAGGCAAAAAGTCGCGCCGCCACGTTCGCCAGTCCACCGAGGCTCTGGGGGTCAAGTCTTACAACTTGCTGATTGAGCGGGTGACTGCCTATGCCGTTACTGAGTTGGGTGTGGAGTTTGACCAGCACAGCCCGAATGGAGCCATTGACCCTGATACCGGGGAGGTGTACCAGTGAAGTACGAAATGCCACACAAATCCGACCAGCAAAAGCTGTGGTCTGCCGTCGCAGAGTTGCCGTGCCAGCGCTGCGGTGCCCATGGCGTACAGGTTTCGCATTCAAACGCCCAATCGGACGGCAAAGGCATGGGCCTGAAAGCGTGGCCTTGGAAGGTGGCCAGTCGCTGAGTGAGGTGACGTAGGTCGGGTGTGAACCAGACAAAGAAAAACCCCTGTACCGACCAAAGCAAAGGGGTTTCTCTGACAACACTTGTAACACCACCAACCAGTTCAAATTGTAACTGGAGCAACCACCTATGCGCGAAGACAAGCAGTCAGTGATCAAACTTAAGCAGGCCCAAGCGGTGAAGGCAGCCGGGGCAAGGTTCCGGGAGTGCCGGGAGATGTGCAACATGTCTTTGAGTTATGCGGCCAAGCAGCTTGGGTACACCAACCCGTCAAAGCTCTCGAAAATCGAGAATGCCACAGACACCCAGTCGGTGCCGCTGTGGGTGATCCATGAGGCAGCTAAGCTTTACGAGGTGTCGATTGACTTTCTGCTGGGTGAGTCCGATGACTGGGAGCACAGCGCACGCAAGACGCAAGAGCGCGAGGTGAGCCGCTTCCAGGCGGAACAGATTGAGAGGGCGATTCGCAAGACCACGGACATGAACCGGGCGTTCAACGATGAGATGGAGTGGGCCACAGGCTCTATCGTTGCCATGGCGTTCTCAGCAGATGAGATTGCGGAAACCTTCAAAGAGGTGATCAATCTCAATCCTGGGCCATGGCAGAAGATGCGCGCTGGCAACAAGTTGGCCGGCGTGGTGGAGCAGTTCACTTTGCTTTCATCGCACGTAAAAGCGGGGGTAAAGCGCTTCAACCGCAAGCTCAAAATGACAGGCTCAATTGTGAACCAGCGAGGGTTATTTGATGACAACTAAAAAACGCATGCCAAAAGATCGGTGGGAAGAAATTCGAGCCAAATGGGAGGCAGACCCTCGACCGGGTTATGTGTGGATCGTCACAGAACTTAGCCTGGGCGTGTCAGACATCGCAGTTCTGCAAAAAGCCAAAAGAGAGGGGTGGGCTAAAAAAGCCAGCATCAAGACAATCGTTCAGCGAGCGCATCTTCAGGCCGATTCAAAAGCAAAAGCAAAACTTAGCGTCGTTGAAAAAAATGTTAGCGCGGACGGTAAAAAAGTTAGCGCAAGGGCTAAAAAAGTTAGCGAAAAAGTTAGCGCACTAACAGAAGCCGAGTCAGTTGAAATGCGATCGACCGTGCTCGACAGGCATCGGGACGAATGGAGAGACCATGCCAACAGGTTCAAACTGAGCGACATGACAGGTGAAGACGGATTTCAGGTGGCCAGAACCGGCAAAACAGCCGCTGAGATGGTCAAGATCAGGCAAGAAGGTGAGCGTAAAGCCTGGGCCTTGGATGCCATTGCTGAAGACACGGGCACAGCAAAAACGCTGGAAGAGTTGGATGCCATGTTCTCCATGGCTATGAACCGATCGCAAGAGATGCGCGATGCCGTTCGCAAAGAGCGCACAAGCCATGCGGCTGCTTGATGACCCGCGTTACGTGCCGTTCGCAACCCGGTACGCTTTTGACCTGACGCGCTTTGCCGTGGAGGTCACTGGCATGACGCCAACGCATCAGCAGGTGGAGTTGCTGGACTCTGTAGCACCTCCTGGCAGCCGGACAACAGTGCGAAGCGGTCACGGTTCAGGCAAGAGCCGCAGTCTGGCCGTCATCACCCTGTGGCACTTGTTGTGCTACCCCAAGTCCAACACCATGATCACCGCACCAAAGATTGAGCAGGTGCGCAACGTGGCCTGGAAAGAGATGGCAGACGTGCTGGAGGCCATTCGCACCAAAGGCGGAAGCACATGGATTGCGGACTACGTGGTGTTTGAGTCCGAGCGGGTGTATGTGAAGGGCTACAAGCAGACCTGGTTTGTATTTGCCAAGACAGCCCCCAAGGGTGCGCCTGAAAATCTGGCGGGGATGCACCGGGATTGGTATTTTGTGATTGCCGACGAAGCATCTGGCATACCTGACGAAAACTATTCGGTGATGACCGGCGCTTTAACGGATGCGCGAAACCGGATGTTGATGCTGTCGCAGCCTACACGCCCGTCTGGCTTCTTTTACGACTCGCACAACAAGCTGTCGCAGGCCAATGGTGGGGTGTGGAACGCAATTCGCATGGATTCGACGGATTCTCCACTGGTGTCAAGCGCATTCATTGAAGAGAAAAAGCAGGAATACACCGAAGTTGAGTACACCATCAAGGTGCTGGGTGAGTTCCCTGAGGCGCTGGATGACCACCTGATGGGGCGCAAGGCGGCAGAGGCGTGCTTTGGTCGTAAGGTGATCCAACCCAACGAGTCATTCGGCATCATTTTGTCGTGTGACGTGGGGGCGGGTGAGTACCGCGACAAGTCAATTGCCGTGGTGGCACATGTCAGCGGTTACGGCGACTTCGGGCCGGATGCGCGCCGGGTGCAGATTGTGGATATTCCCATTGCCAGCAACACGCGCAACCTGCAAGACTTTAGTGGGGATGTGTTTCAGGTGGCCGCTGGACTGGAGAATGTCACGACGATGGTGGATGCAGGCGGCATGGGCATTGCCGTGTGTCAAGCGCTGGAGGCAGCAGGGCTGGGCGAGGTAAAGCGGGTGAAGTGGGGTGCGCCCTGCTTTAAGCAGCGCAACAAGGAGCGATTCTTCAACCTTCGGGCGCAGGCCATGGTTCATGCAGCGCGGGCGGCAAAAGAAGGTAGGCTGGGCATTGCGGACGGGCCGTGGCGCAAAGACATCCTTGACCAGATGAGCCGTGTGCCGTTTCACTTTGACGAAAAAGCCCGCTACACCATTGAGCGTAAGGATGAGATGCGCAAGAAGGGCATACCTTCGCCCGACATGTTTGATGCGATCAGCTTTTGCTTTCTGGAGGATGCCAACTACATGGTGTGCGAGAACAGCGGGAGTGGGTCGCTGAATGCTATCCAAGCGGCTATGGCGGAGGTGGATGGGATGTTTTCTGATGTTTGACATCCACTCAACGTCGGAAAACACCCGTCAAACCACCGGCTTGAGCGCCGCATCATTGGAGTCATCTAAACAGGCGCGCCAATGAAATCCATGCGGTTTTTATTTTGAGAAAACTTCGATAAGTCAATATTTGGACTGGCTATGTCAAACCGATTGCACTTACTGAATGAGTAAGGTACTAACGCAGCCCTCACTTCTGTCAAATTAAGGAAGAACCCAATGACAACCACACCCACCATTCGCTACAACTTAAAAGACCGTGGCCGCAAGCACATGGGTCAAGAGCGCAATTTCAACGTGCGCGCTATCTGCGATGCCATCAACGGTCCAGCTTGCCAAGAGCGCGTCGCTACGCGCGGCATGGCGGGCTATTACGGCCATCTTCCTCGCATCCGGCACGGCATGAATCCCATGGAGGGGGTGATTGATAGCGGTAAATATGTGCCCGTCGAACCCGCTTTTGTTACCACCTATCTGAAGGCTGACTACGACGGCAACGTGGAGCACCGGGCGGAGTTTCTGGGCACTGCCGCCGGGAAGTTGGCGCAAAAGCTGTTTGAGAGCAAGATGGGCGGGTTTTCAACGGCCATTGACACCACCAAGCCGGAATTTTTTGGCATGGATTATGTGATCGAGCCCAATTTTGTCGGGAACTCGTATCGCGGTGTGGTGCTGGACAGCGCCGCCATGACCTACGACGATGTGATGCAAGCCGAAGTTGACGAACAAGCCAGCGGCATGATTGCCCTGTTGGACAGCCTCAACGCCGAGCGCGCCACCACCCAGGCTGTGATCAGCCACCTGCAGGAAGAAAACGAGCAGCTGCTTTCCATGCTGGCCAAGACGGGCATCCCGGCCTCTCAGGTGCTTGACGCTGTGGCGATCATGCCGATTGCTGTGTCGATGGATGCGGCTGAGCGCCAGGCGCGTGATGCGGCATTTTTCCGTGCCTCAGACTTGCCAACCTTTGCTGCGCCACCGGCTGCAGAGCAACCCAGAAGCCCGGTCTATGACAGGCTGCTGGGCCGCTTCAACCGGTAAGCCGCCATGCTTGAACCTGTCAAGGTCTCTTTGGGTGTGTTCATGGGGCTGTTTTACGCCTCTATCGTTCCCACTACCAAGTCGCTGGAGTCGTATGTGGCGCGCGGGCTGGCCAAAAGCATTGTGTGGGCGCCGTCGCGCATGGTGGATTCGGCTGAAGACATGTTGTCGATCTGGCAGCGCAACGACACCGATACCGCAGTCACAACGCCGCCCAACATGCCGGTGATCATTGTGGCCATGGCGCGGGATTACACCCCCACCGGGCGCGACTTCACGCGACAAGTGGCAGATTCGCAGATGGTGATGCTGCCAGGCGACGTGAAGGAGCGCGTTTTTGGTGTGCGCACCATGGCGGGCGACGTGCGGGCACAGATTGCCATCTTCTCGCAGGATGAGCCCACTGCTCGGTCGTTGGCCGCGCAGTTCCTGTTGTTTGTGGATGCCACGCCCAACCGGCGCTTCACCGCCAAATACCCGTTTGCAGGCTTGTCGATGGATTGGCCGGTGCAGGTTGAAGCCCCCGATTCGCCTGCCATGTCGATCCAGACAGAGGCGCATAACCTGACGGTGCTGGCCATTGATATCACGCTCAAAGCCGAGATACCGCTGTTTGATGCGCCCAAAGCGGGTGAGCCCCATGATGGCAAGGGCACGCCGGGTGATCTGATAGACCCGGCTGGCTACCCATTGCTGGGACATGTGGAGGTCATTGGCCGTGAGGGCGATGTGGCGCGCAGCGCTGTGGTGCGCGATTCGATCGTCAACGCGGACAGAGACCGCTGATGATTCAGCAAATTCAGGCCACCATCACTGGCTACGGCGGGCGGGCGTGCACGCTGTTTTCTGCCTTGAACTCAGAAACCAAGGTGCTGATTTTTGGGGCTGAGGCAGACTTCAGGGTAGACCGGCGCGCTGGGTGCATTGTGCTTACCAACGACCCTGCCATCCCCCGTGACAGTTTGTTCCAAGAGTCTGACCTGAAGGCTGCGATCACGGCGTTCTTTGCGCTGAAGTCCGGGTATGCATCAGACGCCAAAACCCCGCGCATGGCTTTTTCTGAGCGCGCCGCACGAGCCAACCCTGAGCAGTCGATTGAAAAGGATGGCATGGATTCATCCGGGCCGCGCTACCGCATTGCAGATGGCGTGAGCTGCAGCCAGATGGCAGCGCTGGCAACGTGTTTATATGCCTCGCGCGCCGACACAGTGGATGTGGCCGTGAAGATGGCGCAAACTTTCAGGCATTTTGGCCACGGCGGCATCATCACCATTTGAGGCTCACGACATGAACGACGCAAACCCCATGGCTGCCAAGGATTTTTACAAGTCTGTGCGCATTTTCGCGGAGGTCACCAAGCCCTGGGAGCCTCACCTGTCTTACGAGACCAAACCCGATGAGCGCTTTGATCTGTCGCTGGTGTCACAGCGCGTCTATGGCAGGCGGGACGAATTCCTGACCGTCATGGCCGCTGCCGGGATGGACATGTTTGACCAGCCCATGCTTCAAAAGCGCCTGACGCTGCCCAATGAGAGCCAGTTGTACGCTATGAAGCGCAGTGCTGGGTTTGAGTCGATTGCCGATTACCGGGAAAACTTTGCACCGACTTGGGGTGTGTGATGGCTGTCAACAAGATCAGTTCGCTGCTGGGCGAGGCTACCAAGAATTTCAAGTCTGACGCGGCGCAGCGCAAGGCCGCCGCTGAGTCGCCTCATTCGATCATCCTGCACACCAATGATGTGAAGGGTGAATACGATTCAGGTCGGGCGCTGACAACCACCTTGGGCGGCATCAATCGCCCTATAACCCGCGACGATCTGGAAACGTTCCGCCAGAACATCAAGACGGTGCAAAAGGTGTTCAAGGGCGGCATCAAGGCGCGCCAGGTGCTGGATATGTCGCTTGAGATTGACCGTAAGCGCGCGCGCACCGAAATCCGCATGGCCGTGCCCATTTCTGCCAAGAACGGCATGGTGCGCTTTGCCACCAATGCGGGGCCGGATTCAAAGGCGGCACGCCACCACGTCAACGTGGAGTTTTTGAGCTTTGGGGCCGGGGCGGCATCCGGGCGGGACACGGCGCAGAAAATGGCCAACTGGGTCAGAAAGCAGCCGCTGAAGTTCGACTGCGACTGTGGTCGTCACAAATTTTGGTTCCGGTACATCAGCACCATTGGCGACTTCAATGCTGGGCGCCCGGAAACGGGTTTCCCCAAAATCAGAAATCCAGGCTTGCACGGGGTGGCTTGCAAGCATGTATTGCGCGTCATGGCCGAGGTGGAGGCGTCAGGCATTGTGCTGGGGTTTCTGACCAAGCTGATTGGAAAAGCGCAAGACGATGACAACGCCCGGGCGGTGCACAAAACCACCGTCAAAGAGGCCGAGGCACTGGCCAAGCAGCAAGACAAGCGTACCCGTGACATCAAGACCACCGACACCCGCGCCCAAGCCCGAGAAGCCGCAAAGCAGCGCAAAGCCTTGTCAGAGGCTGCAAAGCCGGTGCCGGTGCCGAAGAAGGCTACGGCATCCACGCGCAGAAACGCATCACAGGCAGCCCCAAAAAAGGCTAGCATCAACACATCAAGCCTGACGCCAGGCCAGATTGCCATGGCCAAGCAGTTCGGAATGACACCTGAACAGGTCATGGCGCTGATTGCCGCATAACCCAAAGGACCGTCATGCTCACCAACGTACCCGCCGCCGTCAACCGCATGTCTCGCAACGTGGTTGTCAATCACCCCAACGCTTTCAACTGTCAGGTGTTTCGAAAGACCATCACCCGCACCGGGCAGGTAGTCAGTGGCATGCCGACGCTGGGGGGTATGGGGGTGATTTCGTCCGAGGATGAAGAGCAGTTCACCTACACATGGGTCGGCAACGGCTACTCGCTGCAAGTCGAGATGTTCCAGCCATCTGCCATGATGGAGCGAGGCGACGCCAACAATGGTTCAGCCAACGAGTTCAGGTTCCTGATCGAGCCCGAGGAGGCCGAGGGCATGCCGGGCACCTTTGTGCCAAAAAAGTATGACGTGATGTACCTGCTGCTGGGCGAAGGGCCAGCCCCGGCGAAGATTGCTTTTGAGATTGTCGGGGTTGAGGCAATGCTCAATATTCCACCCTACAGCACCAGGTATATCGCCAACCGGCGCGATGACCTGCATGTGGCGGCCGGGTAGTTGCTATATTAATAATAGCTATTAACGCACGACAGACGTGCGCTAGAGCACGATTTGACGTAAATCAATGGTTTGCTTTTTGCAGCGCATCCTCTGTCAGCGCCGTATCGGGCTGGTAGTTTGTGCCTTTGGTGTAGCGTGCTCGGGTCATGGCTTTGCCTTCTTGGATTTTGCTTCAGCGGCTGCGGCTTGGGCTTGGTTTGCAGCCTGGTTCAAGGCCAGCATGCGGCGCAAAATCTCATCGTCAGGGGTCATGGGCGGCGTTCTGTGAACTGTTTGAAGCCTGAAGTCTATCCACTCAAACACGGAAAACACCCCTATTTGACCATCAGCGCGGGTTCCAAACTATCCATCAGTCAGCGAATGGCTGATCTTTTTTGTTTGAAACCACTCCTTAAGGACACGCGCCATGAGTAAAAATGTTTACCAAGAATACGCAAACCGGGACACCGCTGAGGTAGCCCAGTTTGTATCCGCTCTAAAAGAAAACTCTTCCAAGTCAGGCGCTTTTGATTCAGCCTCTGCGGCTGACTTCATTTCCAGCGTAAGCAACCAAAGATCTACGGTCAAGGTCCCAAAAAACCTGCAAATCGTCTTTGACGAAGCGCAAGACGGCGCTGCTGTTGTGACCCGTGCCATTTTGGACGGTGTTGCATCGTATGAAGCCCAGCACGGCATTGCAGCCCCAGCGGATGTGGTTGAGCAAGCGCTGCACCTGGCCTATGCCACCACCAATACGGCACGCCGCTCTTACCACCTGGACTCCGCGTCTGACTCAAACGCCAGTGCACCCGGTGGCTTGCAGCCAAACCGCGCCGTAGTGGCTATTTTGTCGGCCATGGGTGACGCGATTCCTTTTGCGCACTATCTACCAGCCGACATCAGCTCTAATGAAGCGGTGCTGGCAATCATGACGCACCAGGCTGGTAACTCATATGGCCGCTACGCCCAGAATGATTTGCTTGACGGTTCTGCATCTGGCAGCGCCTATGTGACATCGGCCCGCGTCAACAAGAGCATGCCCGCTGTGACTACTGGCGCTGTGACGGGTGCGTTGACTACTATCCAGGACACCGACGACACCTGCGCAGGCGGTGCCGCTGTCAAACTGTTGCGCGGTCGCTCCATTGTCTACGTGAACGGCCAAATTGCGGCACGCGAAGTGGACTCTACCGGCTCTGGCAATTCCGCCGTGAGTGGCACGATTGTTCTGGCTGGCACTAGCTACGTGATTGGCGGCACGATCAACACCGACACCGGTTTGTATTCCTTGACCACCAGCCCAGCGCTTGCTGTAACTGTGCCTGTCGTGGTTGAGGGTTTTATTGACTACGAGCGTGCGCCTGAGTTGACCCCCACAATCATCACAGCAGTGAATACGTACAAGATGTACGCTAAGCCATGGCGCGTGACGACCCATCAAACCATTGACAGCCGCACCCAGATGGCCAATGAGCTGGGTCTTGACCCCTACAGCGAGTCGGTGCTGGCCATTCAGGCGCAGTTTGCCAATGAGCGTCATTACGAAGTGCTGCAAAAAGCCCTGCGTTTGGCAGCCGGCAACCAGGTCACACATGATTTTGCATGGTCTAGTCGTTCGGCTCAAATGAATCGCTCTCAGATTTGGAGCGATTTTGGTGCGACGCTGGGCGCTGTGTCTCAGCAAATGGCGCTTGACACCATGAACCATGGCATCACCCACCTCTACGTTGGCAAGAACTTGGCTTCGCAGCTGATGGCCTTGCCGCGCGAGGTGTTTGAGCCCTCTGGTGTGGCCGAGCGTCCATGCATCTTCCGCATTGGCCGCTTGTTCGGTCGCTACGAGGTGTACTACTCACCTAAGGTGGTGACCGAGACAGCTAACGCTGGCCAGGTGCTTTGCATTGGCCGCGCTACCGATGTGACCAGAAACCCGTTCATTTTGGGCGACGCTGTGCCGCCTACCGTGATCCCATTGGCAGTTGGTCAGGACTTGCGTCAGGGCGCTGGCTTTTATGCCCGCAACTTCACCGCCGTCAACCCGCATGGCCCATCGTCTTTGGGTTGCGCATTGATCAACGTCACCAATCTCGCCTAACCAAGGCAAAAAACAGGAGCACTGATATGACACGTAAAGTCGAATTAGGCGCTCCTTCCCTCACCGGGAAGGACGCCAACGAACTAGTAGCAGCTGAGTTTTCAAAAGTCAAGTACCCACTGGCCGTGGTGGTCACCAACAACATGCCTTGCAACGCGGTTTTCCCAGAAGTTGAAGGCCTGTTTTTAAGCCACTGCGCCAATGCAGCGGGCCGCGTCAAGGCAGTCGTGATTGAGAGTGCTGACGCATTCCAGCGCCTAGCTTCCAGTATTGAACAGATTGCAGAACTCAATGGCTTTGCCTCTGCCGTGACCATCGAAGAGGTTGAAGTGATTGCGCCCGTCAAAGGCAAAGCCACGCAACCTGTTGCAGCCACTGCTGCGTAAGGGGCTGTAAATGAGTACCGCATTTGTACGACAACTCGGTGCTGAATCTGGCGTCCAGCTTAATCCCCTGGTTGACAATTCAGAAATCCCGACAAGCAGCAACGATGACCAGATTTTTGGCATCGTGATGCGCGCCACCCGTGGCCGCATTGACAAGCCTTTCAAGGTTGACCGAAGCACGGTGTTCAAGAAGTTGGGCAAGGGCGAACAAATCCGCACATCTGCACTCAATGAAGCTTGGGTGCATGTGGTAGAGGCACTGAACAACGGCGCTTATGAGGCCGTGGTGCAGCGCCTGACTACGCCTGCGGCTGCCATCAGTTGGGCTGGCCTGACTGTGACGCCTGTCACTTTTGCCAACGCGTTTGCCGTGACTCCCACCGAACCCACCGGGCACCTGATCGGCGTGAAGCACCTGGAGTGCTACAACGACGGCATTGTGCTGGAAGTCCGAGCGGACGAGAAAAAGGTCGGCGGCGTGGCTATTGCCAACAACGTGGTGACCTTGCGCATCCGTGACAAAGACGGCGTTCTGCTGTATGAATTCACGGGCTCGCTTGACCCTGCCGCGCGAGATGATTACGGCAATTCGTCCTATCTGCCTGATGTGGTGCTGTCTTTGACTGATGCAGTTGAGGTATCTGTCGGTGTGACGGGTGCAAGTGCAGCGATTGAGCCCACCTCGATGGCTTATGGCTACGACGCCAACGGCAAAGAGCAATGGGCCAAGTCCGGCACGCTGGTGTGCTTCACTGAGGGCGGAATGGGTTACGCCACAGCGGACTACATGGCTGCACGGGTCTTGCTGCAAAACACCGTGTTCAACTATGCCTACATCTCCAGTGGTGGCACGCAAGCCCCCGTCCTTTTGGCGCAACTGGCGCAGCTGGCGTTTGACACCAACCGGCAACTGCGCTTTGACATCCCGGGTAACCTGAACCCAGAGGCTGCGATCACCTTCGTCGAGCAGTTGAACATGGGTGCCAGCCCAACCGCTCACCTGATGCACGCCTTTTGGGCGCCACTCAAGTCCGATGATCCAACTGGCGTTAATGCCAAGGGTCATTTTGGTGTGGCTACGCTGAACATTGCTTACGCTTGCGGGCGCAATGCACAGACCAATGCCAAGGGCTTTGCGCCAAAGAACTACGTGGTGGCGGGCCGCCAGTGGCCAATCCAGCGGGTTCGCGTGACGCAGACCTATAGCCCCACCGGGCAGGAGTTGAATGCGCTTGCCAAAGCCAAGATCAACCCTGTTCTGTTTGAGGTATACACCGGTGGCGGCCGTTATGTGTTCCGTGACTCGTTGACTTCCGCCTTGGTCGAATCCAGCCTTAAAAAGCTGATTTCGGTAGCCGACATGTCAACAAGCATTGATGATGCAGTAACCCGCTTCAGCAAAGACATTCTGCAACTGCCGATGCAAATCTCGGTTAAGCGCATGAATGACTTTTTGGGCGAGTTGTTTGCAGGCGCTGAGGCCTCTGGTTGGCTGGTTCCGTCAAACGACCCATCCATGGCGGGAAAGGCATTCAAGTATGACGTTCGACCCAATGAGGTTCGCCCTTACGACCGCATGGATGTCAGCTACTGGCTGCGCTATGACGGCACGGTGCGTCAGATTTTTGTCACCCAGACGCTGACACGCTAACCCATCAATCGCCCGGCCTGATGGCTGGGCGGTTCCAAACAAGGAGAAAAGTAATGAGTTTGACCGAACTAATGCGCCGCGCCATGAGCCACCGCGAGACCGCCAAAGTCCTGGATGCTGTGGCTGAGGAAAATGACGAAATGTCAAACGCTGATGACTTTACCGTCAAAGAGCTGACTTTGAGCGCCGCCGCCGCCGTGCAGCAATGGGCTGAAACCGATGACCTTGATGAAGGTGAATCCGGCGCTGACCGCTTGATGTCTTTGATGGTAGGAATTGTGGATGCTGACAAAAATGGCGAGATTGATGAAGATGAGCAGGGCGTGCTTGATGTGGTGCTCAATGCAGCCTGGGATTACCTGGGCACACTTGGCGTGACCGATGAAGACGCCGGCGCATTGCTCAACGACTGGGACGCCGACACCGCCGACCGGGTACGCGAGCTGGTTGCGGCCGCATTGCCAGACGGCGAGCAGTCTGACTCTGATCTGGATGATTTTGTCTTTGGCGACAACGACCAGGAAGCCGAAGACCTTGATGGCTACACCGCTGAAAACGAATGGGACGCCACCCCCGAGGTTGATGAAGACGGTAATGAAAAAGAAGCCGTGCTCGATGGTGATTTCAAGGGGCACCCATTCCGGGGCAACCAGTTCAAAAAAGGCGGCGCCTCGTCTAGTTCGGCTGTGCGTGCGTCTATTTCTGCCAAGCATGCCGAGCGTCATGGGGATGCCAGGTCTACCAAAAAAGCACACACCACAGCGCACTTCGCGCACAAGGCGGCAGCGGCCGAGGCAACCACCAAAAAAGCCAAAACTTACCATAAAAAAATGGCAAAGTTTCATGGCTCACAGGCAGGCATGGCACTTGATGGTGTAGCCCTGGATGCGGCTTACCGCAAGCGCTTCGTAATCCGTGGCGGCAAGAAAATGCGCGTGAATAAGCGAATCTCTGGTGTGGTTCGATTGTCGGCCAAGCAAAAGATGGGCATTCGCAAGATGCACATGAAGAGTCACAGTGCATCAGCCCGGATGCACCGCATGAAATCCATGCGCATGCGCACCAAGATGCACATGTAAATGTAGATCGGCTTTTGGGTGTGGGGTGTCTCTGTCGCAAGCGGGGGCACCCTTTTTAACTGGAGGAAGAATTGATGGCCGATTTAACGTCGATATGGGGAGGGTTGTCGCCTCACTTGATCGCCCACTTTTACCGGGTCGAAAAGGCCAAGGACGGCACCTGGGTTAAGGCGCAAGAGGATGTCACTGTCCATGCGCCACTGACGGAGTCCAACATGGAGGTGTCGCTGAGCTGGCAAAGCCCGTTTGAGAACGCCGGGTCTGACCACGGCCTTCCGACCATATCGGCCATGCTGCAATCTGGATCGCTCCAACCATTTTTTGACCAAGGTGGCAAGGCATCTGATTTTGTCAGCAAGTTTGAGGGGCGCACCGGCATCACCAAGCTCAACTCCGTGCAGGTGTTCACCGGCATGCCGCCTGTCAAAATTCAGGTCACGGCCATGTTCAGGGCATGGCGAGACTCAAGCGGAGAGGTTGAAGTGCCATTCAGCCAGCTGATGGAATGGGCGCTTCCTCAGAGCCTGTCAAAAGACGGCGCTATCTTGTCCGGGTTGGCGGCTGTCAAAAAAGTTACAGTGAACGGACAGAGCATCAGCGATGAGACAGCCAAGGGCTTGTACCCATCCCTGACGCCCGTCTGCATCGCCATGCAATACAAAACCCGGCTTTATTCGCCTCTGGTGATCGAATCCATTGGGCATCCCATGAGTTCACCCATTGATGCCAGCGGCCAGTACACCGAACTGCTGGTACCCATGACGCTGTGCACCCTGACGGCATTCGATGCGCCCGATTGGCGTGATTCCAGAGTTCCTTCAGTCTTTGCTTCAACAAGGAGAGGTATGTGATCAATTTTCCTGTACTTAGAACCCGACGGCTTACCGTGCAATTGCGCGAGCTGTCCATTGGCGAGTCGATTGCCTTGGCGGCCATGCCGGTGCACCTTGAGCAAGCCAACTGCACCGCTTTTCTGCGCAAAGCGGTAGGCTCAGTCAAAGGCATCGAAGATCCGGCGCAATGGACCGTGCAAGAGCGCATGCTGGTGGTTTGCCATTATCTGGCTTCGGTGCACGAAGACGGGCCTGACTTTTCATTGGGGGATGGCCACTATTCGGACTACCTCGACGGCGCTACTGACATCGCCTTGCCGGTGGCCGCCTTGGGCATTGGCGCCGTGGGGGGTGATGAATGGCAGATCAGGCACATGACCGGCGCTATGGCGGAGTCGATTGAACGCTCCATGGGAGAAGTGGAGGGCGTCAGCGGGCGCCTGCATTGGCTGCTTGGCAGCATGGCGGCGCAACTGGTGCTGGTGAGTGAAGTGCCGGTGGAGCCCACCAGTGGGGAGGGTGCGTTTGATGAATTTCTGGCTGCCCGCATGAAGGTGATCGCAGGCTACCCGGAGAGCGATTTCTCTGACCTGATGGCACGCTACGCAGAGGGCCGAGACAAGTTGCACCACCTGCTGCGGGCTGAGTTTGCGCCCGATGGCCTGGTGGCCTTGCCAAAAGGAGGTGGCGCTTTACCGCCCGCCCGATTTCCAGTTCGTTCCTGCCTCTCGAGAATGGCGCTTGAAATGGTCGGATAACCTGATGGATATGGCCTCTAGCCTGAGCCTGTATGCCAACACCCCGCTGCCTGCCGCGCTTGACATGCAGTCCAGTGTGGCGCGCCAGTTCTTTGAAGGCAAGCCGTTTGAGAATTGGCGCAAAGGGCGTGAGTCGGATCTGAAAATGCAGTCCGCCATCGTCAATCGGCTCAATGATGTGATTCGAGCGTGCGGGATTGTGGCCAAGACGGTATCAAGGTCACGCTGAACACGGAAAACACCCCTGTTTGCGGGTGATGGTGAATCTTAAAGTTTGACGCATCAGCCAGTCAATCTTCAAGGACACCATCATGACCGTCTCAAACGCCGCTTACCTCAAATCATTTCACGATGTCACCGTAGGCCTTGGCCACAAGATCATCAACTCGGATTTCACCTTTGAAATTGAGGGCTTTGAGCAGTATTACATGCTGGCAAAGCAATGCCCATGGCCAATTTTGACGCCCGCAGAGGGTATTGAGGTGCCCACCGTGCTGGGCGCGGCTTTGTGGGAAAAGGGCCAGGTCAAGTTCCATCAACAGGGCGCCGTGGCCTTCCAGGAAACCCAGCTCGGGCACATCGATAAGCTGCTGATCGACTTGATCTCCAAAGGCGGCGAGTTCAATGCCAAGATTTACGAGGGTACGCCGCAAAAATTCCTGGTCGCCAAAAAGATCATCAAGTGCACCATTCAGGCCGACCCGGTTGACCGTGATTGGGAAAACCGCACCCAGCCCATGATGATCACCGGCACTATGTTCTACCACTACTACGGGGAAACTGTGAGTGGTACATCTACGCCTGGCGATGAAAGCGCCTACCGTTAATGGCAACACTGGCTGAACTGGCAGACCGCTTTGCGCTGACTGAGCGGCCTGCTGGCAACTTGCTGGATGCAGCGGGCGTTTTGGCGCAAGCCATTGCGGCCGCCAACTTTTATGCCGGGTATGCGCAGATCATCTCGCGCATCCCTGACCCGCTGGTCATTCCGGCTGCGGCCATCCCGTCCATTGCAGACACCACCGAGATCAGCGAGTCCGAGTGGGCACTGATCCGGTCGCTGTTCATGCTTTACGTGGAGCGCGAAACAGCGCTGCAGCTGGAGGCCTCACGCGGACTGGGCATGGATGTTTACGGGCGCGCCTCCAGCGAGGTAGCAGCAGACATCATGCAAATGGAGCTGGAATTGCCGCACCAAGCGTTTGTTGGTTTGATTGTGACGGTATGACGACTCTCTTAAAAGCGCCATTCCCCTATTTTGGAGGAAAGTCCGGTGCAGTCTCTGAGGTGTGGGCCGCATTGGGCGATGTGAAAAACTACGTCGAACCCTTTATGGGCAGCGCAGCCATGCTGCTTGGCGCACCTGATGGCAAACGCGTTGAAACTGCAAACGACTTTGATGGCTTTGTGGCTAACTTTTGGCGCGCCATTGCACACGATCCCGATGCTGTGGCGCACCATGCCGATTGGCCAGTGAATGAGATTGATCTCGAAGCTAGAAACTGGTGGTTAACAAAACAAAGAGATGAGTTTAAGCAAAAACTTGGAGACCCGAACTTTTTTGATGCCAAAGTGGCTGGATGGTGGTGTTGGGGGATGTGCAACTCAATTGCCTGTGGTTGGGTTGCAGGAAAAAGCCCGTGGACGCATAACGGTGAAAATTGGGACAAGCGTCCACGAAGTGGGAATAAACACATCATTCCGCATCTAGGCGATGCTGGCCGGGGCATCAACCGCCAACTCCCGCATCTGCACCGTGGTCAGGGCATCAACCGCGCTACCGGCACTATGACCAGGCGCGAATTCATTTTTAACTGGATGAATGACTTGCATACCCGCTTGCGTGACGTGCGCATCACTTGCGGAGACTGGAGCCGGGTAGTGAAAGACAGCGTAACTACCAGGCATGGCCTGACTGGTATTTTTCTCGACCCACCATACGAGAAGGGTGCGATGGATTACGGCGCGGGCGGCATGAAGCAAGGCATTGCAAAAGACGTGCAGGCTTGGTGCGCAGCCAATGGCGACAACCCCAAGATCAGAATAGTTTTGTGTGGCCACGTCAACGAACACGACGCACTGCTTGAGCACGGTTGGCACATCCGCAAGTGGCAAGCCAGATTGGGTTACGCCAAAACCGACGAGGCCGTTGCCAACAGCGCAGGTGAAACCCTGTGGTGCAGCCCGCATTGTGTTTCTGAATTTATGCCAAATCACCCCGCAGCGCCCGTCAAAAATGAGCAAGCAACTACGCAAAATGTAGCGCAATTGGACTTGATAGGCGCATGATCCTCTACACCTCCAGCAACCAGCAGATTCGCGCCGACTTGATCAAGTCCGCCGTGCTTCGCTCTGACCTGTCGCCGGTGCCGGTCACGCTGGAGACTGACATACAAGTAGATGACGACCTGAAGGCGCAACTGGCCGAGGGCAAGACCATCAAAACACGCGATGACGACGTGTTGCGCATCGTCAAGTCAACCCTGAAAATTGACCGATCTGCGCCCGGTGGCGACCGGCAAAAGGCGGTGCTGAGCATCACGGCCATGCTTGACCGCTGCCACACCATCGCCTTTGTGCGCACCCGCGCCGTTGTCAAGGAGAACCAAGTGCTCTCGGGCATCTACCGAGCCTGTGGCGCCACGTTGCAGGCGGTTGACGCTGATTTTGCGGTGCCGCGCTTTACCTGCCCCATTGGGGACGCACCGAGTTTTCACATTGCCAGAGTTTTGCAGGAGGAGGGTGGTGTGGTGCGGTGGCGCAAGGGCAAGCTGCAGTTCTTCAGGCTGGCTGATCTGTTCAAGCAAAAAGCCATTGGCACGCTGCCCAACAACGCCACGACCGACCTTGACAGCGGCTTCGTTGAGCGCCACGAGGCACCTTCGTTCTTTTCGCTGAATGATGCCGGGGCCTTCGTCTTTGGGGATGTGTCCAAGCCGCGCGCCGTGCGCTACGCGCCCTTCAAAAACGCGCTGCGGCTGCGCAACATGACCAAGTATCTGGTGCAGCACAAAGTCATGAAGACGGACTACGCCTTCAACCTGTGCGCCGGTGACCTGATCGACTTCGCGGGCGATGTGCCGCTGTGCGTGATTACCGCTGCACACGTTTTCGAGAACAACGATGGCGGCCAAAACCACTACACCCGGCTCTGGCTGGGCATGATCGGGTAAGCCATGGATTACGGAATGATGCCCGGGCGCTACCCTGCCATTGTCAAAACCTACGATCAGGCGCGCCGGACCTGCCGCATTGAAATACCCGGGCTGACTGAGGGGGCTGATGTGTTGCCAGAGGCGGAACTTGAGTACCCTATCGGGGACAAGTCACGCGCTGGGGTAAACCCCACCGAGATTGAGATCACGCCCGGCGATACCGTGTGGGTGGCTTTTATTGGCGGCGATGCGCGCTACCCCATCATCACCGGATGGCGCAACCCGCAGGCGGGAAACTCGGTGGACTGGCGCAGGTTCCATCACAAAAACATGGAATTTCTGGCTGATGGCACGATGCGGCTGACAGTGGGGGCGTCAGAGATCATTCTGACGCCATCTGGCATCACCATGAATGCCCCACGGATTGACTTGAATTGACCATGCCTGCCGTCACTAGACTGGGAGACGGCTGCACCGGCCACGGCTGCTTTGGCGGGCGCGCCAACGACCAGGCTTCTGGCGATGTGTTTGTCAACGGCATCGGCGCGCACCGCCAGGGCGACCACTGGGTCACCCACTGCTGCGGCCCGGTTTGTCACGATTCGACACTGGCGGCGGGGTCGAGCACAGTCTTTGTCAACGGCAAGCAACTGGGGCGCATTGGTGATCCGGTGGGTTGCGGTAGTGCATCAGCGGCAGGCTCTGGCAACGTGTTCGCAGGTGGCTGAAATGCCGGAAAACAAAGCGTTTTAGCCCTCTTGTGGATGCCAATAATCTACCAACACAAAGGAGCAATCATGGCAAATCTGATATTTTCATTCGAGGACATGGGCCTCAAAAGTGATAAGGCCACCCGCAATTTGGTTAAGTATTTCGCCAGGGCTGGTAATGCGGTGGTGCAGGGCGAAGCCATTCCCACGGTCAAACGCACAGCGGGTATCAGTTACCGCGAGATGGTGTTGACCTTTAAGGACTCGCAAAAAGTCATCATGCGCATCAAGCAAAGCGGCGACATTTACCAGGTGTTGCTCAACGGCAAGGTGATACCAATCAAGCATCAAGACGATCACGTCAAGGCCATCACCGAGATTGTTCACGCATTGGACAGTGGCAGTGCCAAGTTTCAGGCCATGCTGGTGAAGCTGCAAGCCAAGCCACCGGCTGGTATCCGAACGGCAGCGCCAAAGATGGAGGCAGTACTGACTGAAAAGCGCGACACCCTGAAAACCGCCATTGCCACGGTGCGCGAAGAGATCGCCAAATTGGCAGAAACCGTTTGATTTTCAACCCAGAGGAGACCCCATGAACCATACCGAACTCACCCGAGCCTTGTCAGCGGCCAGCAAGCTGACTCAAAAAGACGTGGAGGCTGTGCTTTCTGCACTGGCCACTGTGGTCACGGCGCAAGTCCAATCGGGCTCAGAGGTGGCCTTGCATGGCATTGGCAAGATCAAGGCCCGCCACAAAGCCGCCCGCACATCACGCAACCCGAAGACAGGCGCGGCAGTGGCAGTGCCGGCCAAACTGACGGCTGTATTTTCGGCATCGAAGTCGCTCAAGGATGCGTTGGCATTGAACCCATAGACCCGGAAAACACGCCAAAAAATGGGCATGGCGGCATCCTACGATGACCGCCATGCCCATTCACATTTCTGAGGTCCAAGCCATGCACCCACAACGCTACTGGAGTGCCGATGCGCTTCCTGTCGGCCAAACCATTGACCAACTGCTGTACGAGATTCGCTGCTCTGACCATGGAGACAACCTGATGCTTGATGGCGTCACGCTGGCCGACATCATGGAAGACTCAGACGGCACCGTGGCGCTTGACGCCATGGTGGCGCCCTTTGCTTCCCTGAATCGCAAGATGGAAGCGTTGCAGCGTGTCATGGAGCGCACCAGCGGCACAGTCAAGCCCGTGGCCATGCAGGTCACAGACCCGTTCACCCAGCGCGGCGTGGCCAACGTGGCAACCATCTTTGAGCTGTCGGATGGCCAGACGGTATCGATCTATTTTCACAACCCGGACGTGACCCCCAAAAAGATGATGGGCACGGACGAAGTGATCTCGTGGAAGTGGCTGCTGAACAAGAAGGACATCACGATTGTGGTGGCCCCTGAGCGTGGCAGTGACCTCAACATCAACGAAGTGGCTCGGCGCATCATGAAGCTGGCCGAAAAGAACAGCGCGGCATTCCAGCGCGTAAACGCCAAAAAGGCTGAATCCATGCAGCGCCTGGGCAACTTGAAGACTGAAATTGCCGGGCTTGAAAAGGAACTCAAAACGGTGCAGGATGAGCTGGGCGTTGCGCAGATGCAGGCCGAAGAGCGTGCGGCATCCAAAGATTCACGCGAGGCTCTACTGGCAGCCCAAAAGGCCGCGCGTGAGGCTGAGCTGGCTACCCGTGTGGCGCTGTATGACATCGGCAATACCAACACGAAAACAGGGCGCTGGAACAAGAGTGGCGGGCAACTGATTGTCAGTAGCGCCGAAGGTGGCTTATACAAGTGGGTGTTTGAGGACGTGGTTCAGCGCACCATCACCAACACTGTCGAGGCGGCTTTTGAATGGCTGGGCGGCGTGCTGATGGGCATGGGTGAGGCGGAGCTGAGCCGCGAGCAGGTGCTGAGCCGTTTGAAGTTCAAAGATGGGACGGACTTGCTGGGCGCCACCCCATCAGTTGCATTGCCGGACGCACGCGGGGCCAACACTCTTTTGAATGAATACCAGGCGCTGAAATCACAAAATCCAGAGGCGCTTCTTGCGCACCGGGTGGGTGACTTTTACGAGCTCTTTGAACAGGACGCAAAAACGGCAGCATCATCTTTGGAGTTGACGCTTACCTCAAGAAACGGCACCCCGATGGCAGGTTTCATGTTTCATGCATTGGAGCAGAACCTAGCCAGTTTGGTCAAAAATGGATTTTCAGTTGCGGTTTCTGAGCGGGATGAGAGTGGCGTGTCTAGCATTGCAAGAATTGTCAAGCCTGAGTCGGTATCGCCTTCCGCTGCGCCTGTGGCTAGCGATGGTGGCGGTAGCGACAACTACGCATGGGCAGAAAAAGACATTGGCTACGCACCAAACCGCCCAAAAGGCAAGTTTTATATGCTGGTTTCCAAATCCGATTCAGCTATTGCATCTGCATTCGGCGCCGCACCAAAATACAGCGACATGGTGCAGTATTTCGCTACGCCGGAAGATGCAGGCGTTTGGGCGAATGCAAATGGGTATGTGTTTGGGCCTAATCCGTATGTCGAAGTTGTGCCAGATATTCTTTCAGAAGAAGAACTTTCTGCCAAGGCTTTAAAGGTTCAAGACTACGTCGAAAAAGTTATTGCCGGGACCACAAAACTCAACAAAGTTGATATTGGCGTGATTTGCACCAGTGCAGCCGACAAGATCATTGCAGTAACGGGATTGCCGGCACATTCAGCCATGGAAGTGATTATTGCTGATCGCGTAATTCACGCCACAAACAGGCATCCAGATTTAACCAATGAAGACTGGGGCAGGCTGCCAAAATTGACAAACCAATTTGATGAAGTGGCGCTAGGCGAGAAAAATATAAATCCTGACCTGACCAGCATCGTTGTGAGGAAATCCTTCCCCGACGGAGAGGGGTTTGGCGCTGTTCTTGCGTTTGCTCAAGGCAAAGGCAAGAAGCGACTTAACCTGGTCACGTATTTCAAAGGTCGCGGTAAGAGCCTTGATGCATGGTGGGAAAAGAATAAGGGCCTTAACCCCCCCACTGTCCCGAACCACCCGGAACCTGCGTCTAGCGCCCATGAGGGTCTGTTAAAGCCCTTGGGGGAAACTGTACCCGCTCCAGCCGAGCCTGTCAACCCCGGCGCAGCCAGCACCAAAGAATCCCTGATCGAAGCCTACAAAGCCGCGTGGCAGACCGAGGCCGACAAGCTCAACGCACTGGTGGCCAGCGTGAACTGGGTGGGCATCACAGATGAAGCCAGTGGCAAATCCGAGATCACTCGCTTGTATGCCGAGTTGAAGAACACCAAAGACATTGCAGCAGCGCGCCAAGCCTTTGAGAACGCCGGATACAAAAACTGGAATGACCTACCCAATATGGATGATGTTCCTGGGTATCGGGCGCACAGCGATGCCATGGATGCATTCCGGGACCTGAACCAAAAAATCAGCGACGCCATCAAAGACGCCACCAAAAAACAAGGGAAAGCCGACTTTGCGAACCTGCCAGCCAATGCGCCCATTGAAGACATGGCTCAGGTGGTGTACCGCAAGCATGGTATCGAGACCACTGGACGGAACGACTATTTTGAAAAGATCATCCTGGCCATCAAAGACAAAGATGCTGAGGTCTTGCAAGGCGTGTTTGGCGGTGTTGGCAGCAACAACAACCTGGCTAGCATGGAGGTGTTTGAGCGCGCTACCGGGTTGAAGTTGGCCAACACGCAAAAAGCGCGTGCATTGCAGATTGACGCATGGGCAGACATCACCCCTGAGGCACGGGCACAGATCGAGGCTGACAAAGACGCCGCCTGGCAGGCCAAAGAGCTGATGGAGGCCGTTAAGGACAAATGGAACTACCTGACCTCATTCACCATTTACGGCAATGACCACATTGTGTTGAATGGCCAGCAGTGGGTGCTTGATCTGGCGTCCGAAGGGAAAACAGAGATCAAGACGTTTAAAAAAGGAGCCGTTCCCGTTTATGGATTGGGTCTCCCGGGTGGTAGCGAAATCAATCATGCAAAAAGCAAGACGGTAACTGACTTCTTCCGGGTGGCACAAAAGTTCGGCGGCCTGTTGCCAGCGCTGGCACTGGTTGGGGCGGTCGTCCCCGAGCCAAAGGCGCCAGTTGACAACACAATCCAAATGAAAGACGTGTACGGCGTGGATTTGAGCGTTGACAAAGCCCAGTATGCCCGCGAGAGCGTTCAACCGGCTTGGCTCATCCCTGTGGACGTGGGCGGCGCGCCTGATGGCGACTACTACGCCCAGGAGCTTTCTGTGTTGCGCTATGGTTCATCCCTGATCTACCGCGCCGATGGCTCTGTGATGCTGGAAAAAAGCAAGACCGGGCAAGGCGACTTGGGCGGCGATGCCGATGCGTTCAGAACATTTTTGGCAAAGCCCAAGGGAATGACCGAAGACCAGTTCAAACTGGCCCAATACAAGCAGCTTCGCCTCGACCTGGACAGCGGCATGCAAAAGCCTGCACAGATCATTGGCGGCGGGCACAAAAATGCCAGAAAAGACGCTGAAAAGTACCTTGATGACCGCATTGCTGAATATGAGGGCAAGGTGGCTGATGGTGTGCCGATTGAGTTGACCGGCAAGGAGCTGGGGGACTTTCCGGATACCGAGCAAGGGCTTGTTTCCCTTCGCGCTGCGGCTGTTGCAGTCTACAAAAAAGACTTGGAATCAATTGACGGAGTGACCAATGTGGCTTTGAACAAGTTGGTGGCATTTGATGGCACAGGGCGCGACAAGATCGAATCTTTTAGCGCGGACCCCAGAAAGCTCCACCTGGTGGCAAAGTTGGGATCTATTGTGCGAGACGGCAAACCAACACCCATAAGCCCAATGCAGCCCCATGGAAAGTCGGCGCTCAAAGGCGTCAAGCTGGTGCATGTGCTTAAAACCCCCGTAAAGCTCGCAGGGGAAAGCATCAAAGTTAGATTCTTGGTTTACGAGAAGGCCGATGGAAATCTTTTTTACGACCACAGCGTGGACAACAGCGAAGTAAAGGCAGCGATGGGTGGAAATGCGGAGGTGCTGGATTCAGCCGAAGCCGCTGATCTGAACCTTCCCGCCCTGCTCTCAAATGAGCCGTCATTCGAGCACCGCTGCGTGGAAAGTGTAGGCGATGATTTAGAAAACGTCAACGCCTACAGCGATTTTGACGAATCAGAGGTGGGCGAGGTCTTCATGGCTGAAGAAACCACACTGGATTCAGCCACTGGCAGCCAGATGGTGTTCAACCTGTTCATTGAGGGCGAAGCGCCCGAGGTGGTGGAGTTTGAAGATGATGCGCCTGTGGCGCCGGTGGCGCCTGTGGCAGAGCCGGTTGCAACGACGCCAACAGCCCCCCTTGATGAAATCAAGTGGAAGAGACTGAAGGCCGACATCGTGGGCAGCATTTCAGCCATCGCAGCCATTGACAAAGGCCTGTCACCAGGTATGGACCGCTCCCTGTTTGTCAGCAGCATTGCGGGCAAGATTCGGCGCAGCAATGACCGAGGCGAGACGGCCATGGCGGGCACTGCGCTGGCTTTTGTCGAGCGTGCGCAGCAGTCCATGCCCAAGCCTGCCTTCGCGCCATCCAACAAGATTTGGACAGAGGTGGATTGGATGCCGTTTGCGGCGCAGTTTGAACCTGTGAAGGCTGAACCCAGTTCAGCGCCAGCAACACCAACCCCCAAGACCCTAAGTGAGTTGCTGGATGCTGCAGGTCTGCAGGCGGTTGAGCTAAAAACTGACCTGAAGCGCGACAAGCGACTCATGATCTCGCGCAAAAGCAGTCCATCCGGAGATGGTGTCATCTTGAGGGTGTCTGGCGGTCAATATGTGATTTCGCAGAGCAGTTCTGATGCGAGCTTGAACGCCGCAGTCGGTGGAATTGTGGCTAGCATTCGTGAATTAAGCATGGGTGAACAACTGAATGCGGCCGAGAAAACATCCTCCCAGACACAGTACGACGCAGCCCCGTTCAGGGTGATTCCGGCATCCGTGGCAAATCGCCAGCTCTCAGAATTTGAAGGGCAAGACTTGGCTTTCGCGCAGGGCATGTTGAAGAGTGATAAGCCATTCAGTGGAAAGCTCCGCATGAAGCGCATGGGCGGCGAGCGGCGTGAAATGTTCGAGGTGTCCCTGATTATTCGCGGCCAAACGCCATCTAAAGTCACCAGGCTTAGCGAAAGCAGCACCATTGAGGAATTGGCCGAACTGATCGCTTTGGATATGGATTCGCTGAAATTGGATTTCTCCACCCTATCCGATGATGTCGAGACGCCAGCAGCACCCGGCGCGCCAGTTGCGCCAGAACCCATTCCGTCAGCTACACCGAACGCCTCAACTGCCATATCTGAAGCCATTGATGCTGCCATTGACAGCATTGGAAATTCAGTTGCAACGGGTGACGGTTTGACTTGGGCTGTCAGCAAGGCTTCTTTGCAAAAGATGATCGCCAAGACAAATGCGGATGGCGACAAGCCGTATCAGAAAGAGCGAATCATCGCCATCCAGCACCTGAAGGAAATTGCCGCATCAACCAAAACGCCGGTGATCCGGGAAGACGATGGCCGGGACCCGCAAGTTGAAGCCGTCTATGAGTACAACACCAATTTCACCGTGCTTGACGCAGTGCGCGGTGTTCGGCTGCTCTGCAAGAAATTCAAAACACCCACAAAGAACATGAAGGACAAGATGCACAGCATGGCTATGGATGAAGCAAAAGGCCCCGCCAATCTTATTGACACTGACGGGATGTTGTTTGACCTAGCAATCTTTGAAAGTGAATTCAAAGGGGGGGATGGGGCACGGCCGGTGTCTGAACAACCAGTACCCCCCTCAGTCAGCAACGATTTGAATTTAGGCGAAATCGGTGCAAAAGTCAATGCCGACAAGGAATCTGACCAAATGACCGCCGACAAAGCCCTGTTCCAGTCCGTCATCGACGGCAGCGCCCCTGACCTGATCGAACCTGATCTGGCCGACAAACTGGAGGCGGCCTACAACCGTCATATCGGCAACACAGACATGGAAGCCATGTTTGAGATGGCCGTGAATGCCTACGGTGAAGCCAGTCTTGCCGCCTCTGCTGATCTGTAACCGGGATACCCACCATGAACACGATGACTATGATTTTTGACAAAGCCGCCAATGGCCTGAGCCCATTGGAAAAAATGAAACTGATTCGCAGCCTGAATATGGTGCGCACCGACATTGCGGCCGTGGGCGCGGGCGCATTGGCCGCCATGAAAAAACTCAAACTGCTCTCGAACCTGAATCATATCCGCGTGCAGCTTGGTTCCACCAAGAATTTAGAGCCAAACAAGCCTCTAGCCCCCGTGGATACTGCGCAAGCAGCTACTAATTTAATATCAAGTGAACAGGAAACAAAAAGTGTTGAAACCAAAGAAACCCCTCAAGCCGTCAAAACAGAAACGCAAGGACAGCCATCACCCGTCGCCGATATTTCAGCCCCAGACCCGGTAAAGAAATCAGCCAGTAAGCGCCAAAAAGACAACAACGCCGCCATCGATGCGCTGCGCAAGGTCAAGTCCGGTGAGGCTGATGCCAAAGACCCGGCCATTCGTGAAGCTCTCAAAGGCTACAGCGGCAGCGGCGGCGGCCTGAAGACAGCGCAAGGCACATCGGGCAGCCCGCATGAATACTACACACCCGCGCCGGTGGCCAAAGCCATGTGGAACATGCTCGACGGGCTTGGTTTTTCCGGTGGCAAGGTGCTTGACCCCAGCTCCGGCATGGGTGTGTTTGCGCGCACCAAGCCTGACAACGTGGCGATTGAGCAGATTGAACTGGATTCAATTTCAGGAGAGATCAATGGACTACTCAACGACGGCCCCACGGTATCGACCCGCGTGGCCTCGTTTGAAGAGGTGGCCGCCAGCACCGACGATGAAACCTTTGATGCGGTGGTCACCAATGTGCCGTTTGGCGACAAGGCCATGCGCGGCGCCCACTGGCGCAAAGACAAAAAGTACCAGAACGCCAACTTGCAGGAATACTTCATCCTGCGCGGCCTGGAGAAAATCAAGCCCAGCGGCTTCGCGGCCTTCATTGTGCCGCCGTCCGTAGTAGCGGGTAAAGGTGGCAAGGGCGTGGCGCTGCGCAACAACGTGTCGATGGCAGCCGAGTTTGTGGGCGCCTACCGCCTGCCCAACGTGGTGTTTGATGAAGCCGGGGCAGACACCATTACCGACATCATCATCCTGCGCAAACACAGCAAAGACAACAAGGCCAAGATTGACGAACTAGCCCAGCAAAATGCCGCGCTGTTGACCCAGACCAATGTGATCTGGCCTGACTTTGTGGAGGGCAACTACTTCAAGCTTGACGGCAAGCGGTTCCAGATTGGTGAATCCACGGTAGGCAAGGGCCGCTTTGGTGAGGTCGAGAAGGTGGCATTCACCGGGTCCATCGGCTCCATTGCGGCACTGCTCAAACCGTTCCCCAAAGCCAGCCGGATTGATTGGGCCATGCTGGGGGCTGTGGAGACGGTGCCCATTGTCTACGCCGAGGGTGACACGGTGTTCTCTGGTGGCGCTATGTTGCAAATGACCGAGGGCAAGCTGGTGCCGGTCGAGGGCGGTCTGACCAATGACGATGCCGAGGCTGTCAACCTGATGGCTCGGTTCACATCGCCACTGGATGCAATCAACCAAGGCTTGACCTTCGACGATGCCAGCCGAGCGCTGACCAATGAAGAAACCTGTGGTCGCTTAGGCTCAGTGTCGCGCTGGATTGTGTCGGCTCAACGTGCCGCCCATGCAGCCGCCAAAAATCAGGGCGAATGGTTTGACGCCATCATGGCTGGCATGGCTGTGCAAGAGTTCGCCCAGTCCGGCAACAAGGAGGCTCTGAACTATGCCGCCGACTACCCGGAGCTGAGCAAGGTGCTGGCTCGCGTGCAGGGCTATGCCAGCAAGCGCGCTGGAGTGGGTGGTGAGGTGGTGGCCGAGGCGCTGCAAAACATTGCCGTGGCACGCAAAAAAGGCGTGTTCACACCCTGGTGGACTGGCAACGTGGCCAAAGATGCCACACTGGTGCTCACGGTCAACCAGTCGTATGCCAAGATCAAGTTAGAGAGCGAAGATGAAACCGGTTATGTGCCTGCGGCTGAGATGCGCCAGGCCTTTGCTGATTTTGACCCGCTCAACGATGACGCCTGGTGCGTGTCGCCGGATGGCTCTGGCGTCATGAGCGCTGACGATTACTATTTTGGCAACTACGCTGAGTTTCTTGCGCGCGCCCAACAGGAGCTGAGCGAGGCCACTGACCCGGCGATCAAAGAAAAGCTGTTGCGCCAGCACGCCAAGGCATCCGAGCGCATCACCCTGGTGAACCCGTCGCGCATGAAGTTTTCACTGGAGACTGCGTTTGTGTCAGACGCAGAGAAGGCCGAATTCATCAAGCAGTACGTGTCTGAAAACATTCAGGTGGGCATGGACGCTAATGGCAAGCCCAAGTTCAGCTACGAGGGCAAGGCGCCCGACAAATATACCTCTGCTGATGAAGTGCGCCGCATCAAGACGCTGCGCCGCTTCGCCATCTACCTCAACAACAAGACCATCACCACCGGCAGCGGCGACCGGGCGCTGGACGACCCCAAAGAAGAGCAGGCTTTGCTGGACTCGATCAAGGCCATGGTCAACGCCAGCACGGCACAGTTTGACGCTTGGTGCAAGTCCAATGAGGACATTGCCAGTGGCATCAGCCGCCGCATAAACGCGCCCGAGAATCTGCGCTTTGTCGAAGTGCCCGATTACGCCCCGGTGGACATCCCTAACTGGAACCCGGCCTGGGTGCCACACGGCTACCAGTATGCAGCGGTGCGCCGTTATGCCAAGCGTTTTTCAGGCATTTTGGCGCTGGACGTTGGGCTTGGCAAGGCGCAACCACTTGATTCAAAAATCCTGACCCCCGATGGATGGAGGCAAATGGGTGACATGCGTGTTGGAGATATGGTCATTTCTGTTGACGGCATCGCTGTTCCGGTGACCGGAGTTTTTCCGCAAGGCGAGAAAGAAATATTTGAAGTCGAGTTCAGCGACGGATCAAAAACAAAATGCTGCGATGAACACTTATGGGAAACCCAAACTGAGACAGATCGCAAGAATGAACGCTATGCCAAGCGTAATGGCAATGACCGAGTGATCAATGGTACGGTCAAGTCACTGCATGAAATTCGTGAAACACTCATTTACCAAACCCAAAAGAACCACAAAATCCCGATGGTGTCCCCTGTTCAATTCCCCGAACAGGCTTTGCAAATCCACCCGTATTTGATGGGTGTATTGCTTGGAGATGGGAGTTTGTCACACGGATCGGTGTCATTCACAAAAAACGATGCAGAAATACCAAGCCGCATTTGCCACTTACTAAAAGATGGGTTTGGAGATGCGGTTGAGTTGCGAAAAATGGCAGTAGGCGAGAGGTGTGATTCATGGAGAATCAGCCGGACAGCAATCGGTGGGTTAAACCCAGTCAGATCAATGCTTGATGATTTTGGGCTGATGGGAACAAAGTCGGATACGAAGTTCATACCGAAGCAATACCTAATTGGATCAGTCTCGCAGCGCATTGAATTGCTGCATGGCCTCATGGATACCGATGGGTACGTGAGTAAAGACGGCATGACCGTTCAGTTCTCAAGCACGTCAAAAATGCTTTCTGATGGTGTTGTTGAGTTGGTGCAGAGCCTTGGTGGAATCGCGTGGACAACCTTCAAAACGCCGACTTTCACCTACAAAAATGAGAAAAAGGAAGGCAAGTTGGCTTACACGGTATCCATGCGTATGCCAAGCGATATCAATCCGTTTTTACTGGAGAGAAAAGCCAGTTGCGTCAAGGCAAAATCAAAATACATCCCGGTAAGGTATTTCACCGCAGTGCGCGAAGTGGGCAAAGCTCAGGCTCAGTGCATCAGTATTGATCACCCGACACACCTTTATGTGACGGATGACTACATCGTCACCCACAACACCCTTACAGCATTGGCCGCAGTGCAATACGCCCAAAGCATTGGCTCCAAAAAGAAAACTGTGTTTGTGGTGCCAAACTCAGTGTTGACCAACTGGAAAAAAGAGGCCGGCAAGGCGTACCAGGACACCAGCGACTGCTTGTTTGTGGGTCTGCAGGTGGACGACAAGGGCAAAGCCAAATACAGCTCCAAGGCAGCCACGGACGACCTGAACACCATTCGGGAAAACCGCCACAGCAAGATTTTCATGACCTACGAGACACTGACACGTATCCCGCTGCGCGAAGACACCTTGCAGGCCTACAAGGACTACCTGTTGGCCAATGACGATTCTTTTTCCAAACAGGCCGAAGAGGGCGCTAACGAGAAGACCCGCGACAAAATTTCAGCCGAGCAGGCTGTGGCCAATGCGATTGAATCCGGTTCCAAGGCGGGTAACGTGCCTTTTTTTGAGGACATGGGCATTGATTCGATCATCGTGGAGGAGGCCCACAGTTTCAAGAATTCAAAGAAGGCCAGCAGCGAATTCAAGGCAACCCGCTTTGTCGCCAACCCTGAAAGCTCCAAGCGCGGCATGGACATGCAGGCCAAGTGCTGGTACATCCGGGGTATGTCGGGCAGCGGTGACGGGGTGCTGGGGTTAACTGCCACTCCGGTGACTAACTCACCCAGCGAGATTTACAGCATGATGGCGCTGACCATTGGCGAAAAAGAAATGAACGCCATGTGCGGCTGCACCGGCACTGACTCGTTCATGATGAACACCTGCGACATTGAAAACCGCGAAGAAGACGACCTGACCGGCGCACCAAAGAGCCAGCGCACCCTCAAAGGCATTGCCAACCTGGATATTTTGCGCCGGGTGCTGGATTCGGCCGCCATGATTGAAACCCCGGAGACAGTGGCCGCCAAGGGCATCATCATCGAAGTGCCAGAGGCCGAAGAAGCCATGTCGAGCGTGGAAATGTCGCCGGTAGACGCCGCCATTCTCAAAGACATCAAGGACGCCTACTTGGAGGCATCTTCGCTGAAAAAGGCTAGGGTCAAGCTATCCCCCAAAGAGGCCATCATGGCGTCGCCGTTTAACGCGATTCGTAACATGACCAAGCTGATCACCGACAAGGAACTGTACCAGGGCAAGTTCCTGTTTGGGTTTGACGCCAAAGAGCAAGCCAAAGCCGAGGCTGTGGTGGCTGCATTCAACAAGCTCAAGATCACCGAGGAATGCAAAGAGTACGAGTTGCCGTTTGGCATCGACACCACGGGCATGAAAGCCAAGATGGTGACCGACAAGGAGTCCGGCAACGAGGCCATGATTTTCTATGTGCCGGTGCTAGCTTCGATTGAAGACGGCAAGATCGTCCTGCCAGCGGTTGACTACCAGACACACGACCGCTTCATGACCCTGGTCAACAAGTCCGGCTTGGGCCTGACGGCTAACGCCAGCCCCAAGACGCAGGCGCTGCTGGCCAACCTGCAAAAGGAAAACGCCAGCCCACGCTGGAAGCCCGCTAAGCAGATCGTTTTTTGCGACGAACTGGCGCTGCACCACAAGCTCAAGTTGTTGATTACGGCTGAAACAGGCATCCCTAGCGGGAAAATTTGCATCGTCAACGCCAAGTCGGTGTCACCCGATGAAATCCAGAACGTGCAGGACGGCTTCAACGCCAACGAAGATGATAACCAGTACCAGATCATCATCGCCAACAAAAAGGCCGAAGTGGGTATCAACCTGCAAAACGGCACACAGGCCATTCACCACCTGACGATTGGCTGGACGCCTGATAGCATTCACCAGCGCAACGGGCGCGGCGTTCGCCAGGGCAACAAGGTGGAAACCCCCATCATGATCTACCACTACGAGGCCAACGGCACCTTTGATGCCTACAAGCGCCGGCTGGTGAGCGTGAAGGGCGACTGGATCAAGAGCCTAATGGACAAGGACGCAGAAAATGTGGCGATTGAAGGCGACTTGTCCGCTGAAGACTACGCCCGCATGACCTCGCTGGTGGGAGACTCGGACGCCATGGCACAGTTTAATTCGGACATGGCAAAAAAAGCCAAGGCGCAAGTGGCACAGTCGGCCAAGATCACCCAGGTCAACTCGCTGTCGGTGGCTATGGGGCAACAAAAGTGGCTCGACAAGTTTGAGAATGACAGCGCCGGGTTCACGGCATGGGTCAAAGCCAAAGTGGTGGCATCCAGCCTGATTGCTGACGAAATTGAAAAGCTGTACCAGCGCGCGCAAAAGACCGAATCAACCGACGTGGCCAACCGCTGCAATGCAAAAATTTCCGAATTGAACACCAAGCGCTTGGCCATTGATGCACTGTACGCAGGCATTGACAATGCCGACAACAAGTGGTTAAACGTAACGGCATCAAAGTTCCCAGACACGGCAGCCGTAGCCAACTGGACTAAAGACGTGGCCATCAACCGCAAGATGCTCGACGAAGCCAATGCCGCGTGCCTGACCCGTGTTACGCATGGCTACAGCAAGGAAACGCTCGACAAGGTGGCGTCCAAAGAGGCGGTTCTGATGGGCGGCAAGATTCTGGCTGCTGGTGACTTTGTGATTGCAGACGGCAAGCCGGGTGTTTTGAAAATGATTCAGCAGCGTGGAAGCTCCGGCCTGTCGTTGGTATACCAAGACGATCAAGGTGGACTTGAAATTAGCCAGGTGGCTGGAATGTCAATCACGATGCACGGGACGCAAGGCAGTGAAGATCGCGCCGAGATTCTTAAAATGCTGGTGAATTTGGATGAAGACCAGATCAAGGCAAGCAATACCGGTAATCTTTTCGCGTACCAGTCGATGGATGTGCGCAGAGCCCTGCGCAGCGTGATTCCTTCGCGTCAAATAAGCTTTGACGGTCGATTTGGCCGCGATGAAGATTGCTGGGTGGCTGCACCTCACTTCCCTGTGGTGATGCCGCCAGATGCGGAAGGCCCGTTCTGTGCGCGCATCGTGGCCGAGCAGTCCAATCTGATAGAGTTCAGTTCCAGCGGCTGGCAGAAGACATTCCGCTTCAAGGATTCGCGCAACCAGGGCGAAGGCAATGGGCGCGAGGCATGGCAGGCTGTGGCAGGGTGGATGACGGCCAACAGCCAGACCATGACCATGCAGGAAGTGGTGGGGCTTGACAGCACCAACATGTTTCAGACGGATTTAAGAAATGCCTTTTCGGGCGCGCTGGACGCCATGGTGGCAACCTGCACTAATCTGGCCGAACTGGACGCCGCCATGGTGGCCTGGGCCAGTGCAACCTATCCGTGGGTGGGTGGGTTTGATGCCAGCATGGTTGAAGCTTTCAATCTGGAGCGCTTTGTTAACAAGGCCAAAGCCGAGCTTGATGATGGGTCGGTGAAATACGACGTGGTCGTTGACGGCTACAGGTTTAACACTAGTCCACTGCCAGCGTCTACTAGGGCCATACACGCCGCCATTGTGGCCGCGTTCGCAGCCGGAGCGCTGAATGCCGAGATGGACAAATTAAATGAGAAAGTTGGTGGACGCTATGGTGCCAGCTTGTATGCCGTGACAACTTACGGCAACTCGCCCGAGCTGGTGGCCAGCTACAAGCAAGTGATTTTGGATGCCATTGGAGGCCAGGAGGATGGCGATCTGATCAACATGGCTGAGTCGCCGTTTGCCGAACTGATGCGGGCTGATTACAAGATGGGCAAGGGCGCAGTGGTTAAGTTGAACTGGGATTGCCTGAACTCACCAAGCCGCTACATCGACGGGCTGCAAGATGCCATCAACGCCTACGCCATCAAGCAAAAGCAGGCGGGTATGGGCTTGGATGTGGATGGCCTGCTGGCACAAATCAGCAACGTGGCAGGCGTGGCATCGGCCAAGGTGGGCATGGTCAACCACGCCAAGGTGCGCGACAAGTACACCGGATCACACCTTTACAAGGCGGGCGAGTACATCCGGCTGCTGCTGCCTCGTGGCGGCGACTTGAATGCGCGCTTTGCCAATAAGGTAACAGGCTTGCAAGGGCGCGCCTTTGATGATCGAGCCAAAGAGTTTTTGGTGAGCTTAGTGCCAGCCAAATTCAGCGACGGCAAAGATGTTGCTGATGTGATTGCTCTTGCGCGATACTTGTCCATCGACCCAACACCCTACAAAAAAGGCTGAGCCATCATGACCGATGTTTACAAAATCCATCCCGCCTATATGGCGGAACGGTTCTCTGATGTGGCCGCCAAGCTGGGTGATAAGCCTATGCTGGCCACGTTTTTGGAATCCACCCGCAAGATCATTGCTGTGCCGGGCAACTGGCGCCGGTACGGAGTGTATTGGTGGGCACTTAAGGCGGTATTGAAAATGAATGGCCTTGACCTTGGTGGTCAGGATTGCACTTGGTTGCGCGAGGAATACACCGTCAAAAGCCCCAAAGGCGTGATTGATCAGGAAAGCACGATTCTGGCTGCGTGGATTTTTGCCGAAGAAAACACGTTTAGCCCTGAAGTCGAGTTTGAAATTGATGATCAGGTGTGGTTGATCGATGACACGGATATGACGTGATAGCTATAGTATTTATAGCTTCTTACGCACGTTTGATAAGGGCTAAAGGCTGATTTGCATTATTTTTTATCCGCAGCCGCTTTTTCTGGGGCTTTGGCCGTGAGCTTTTGGTATTCCTTGAACAGGAAGGCGACCCGGCTGGCATCGTCGGGCTTGCCCTTGTAGCCGTAGGCGGCATCGACCGCCACATCCAGCGCGGCGTGGGCGGCTTTCAGGTTGGGCGGCATGGTCTCGGGGTTGTAGAGCCAGGCGAGTGTTTTGCCGGGGTGGGCTGCGCGTGCGTCGAGTACCTTTTGTGCTTCTTTTTCTATAGCTGCTTGCGCAGTATCTACGAGGGCTAGAGGCTGATTTGGCTTGGAAACCTTGGGTGGGGTGGGCCAGGGGAAGTTGTTGTAGACGATGGTGTTGGAGTAGCTGTATCTGCTTTCCAATCTTCCGCAAACAGCCCTCATCCACGCATTGTGCATGGTGCTGGTCAAGATGCCGAAGTGGTACAGCGTGGCATCCGGTATAAAAAACAGTTTGTCGCCACAGACTACCTCAGGCTCCAAATAGCCAATCGGTATGAAGCGACGGTTTTCAGAGGACACTTTGGGAATGGCCAGATAGCGGGTCTTAGAAATGCGAATTTCACCAAACAAATGCGGGGTTTCTGCCAGCTTTTGCGTTGGCACTTTGGTACTGGCCAAACGCATCGCTTGAACGGCCTTTAGTCTTTTTCTAAGTTCTGAAGATGGGGCTCGCTCGTGTTCTGAGCTGTCCATTAACCACAAGCAGTAGCGGGGTTGGCCATTAATGAACTCATCGCCCATTAAAAATGGACGAATAAATTTGGCAGCAATGGCATCTTGGGTAACCATGAAATCACGCTCTTGCTGATCAAGTAACAAGTGCCCACCATCGGTTGGCTTGCCCCCGTTAAGCATTTCTGGCGCATCAGAACAGATCAAATCGCGTCGTCTTTCAAGCGTGACGTTGGGCGCATCAACGAGGTAGGGATTCACATTTTTGGCTTTTTTCCCTTTAGGTTCGCCGTTGACATCTTCGTAATCCCAAATCACTTTTTTGTGTTTATCTGCCAACGCAAAGCCAATCACCACACAATGCACCGCCGCAATGCCGTGGCCTTTGTTGCTCCAGCGGAAGGTACGGTGGGCAAAGTTGATTTTGATACCTTGTTGAAGCATCCAGCGCCACAGCACGCCCACCTGTTCACCCTGAGTAATACTGTTGGTCGATACAAACGCACAGCCCATCGGTAGCGGCGTGCGCGGGGTATCGGAAGGCAAGGTAGCCAGTTGCGCCGGGGTCATGCCATACAAATAGCTTGCAGCACAGATGTACCAGGCGCAAACATAGTCCAGCACGCCCGCCCCGTCCATGCCAACGCACACCAGCCCCATGTCAATTTTTTGCGCTGCGCTTTGATATGTTTTCCCAACAAACGGCGGATTCCCCACCACAAAGCTGCATTCACGCGCAGGCAGCACGCTGTTCCAGTCAACCCGCAAAGCATTGGCGTGCAGGATGTTGGCGTGGGCCGTGAGCGGCAGGCGCACATAGGGCTGGCCGTCAGCGGTTTTGACGCGGCGGTTCATCTGGTGGTCAGTCAGCCATAGCGCCACGGTGGCGATTTGCACCGCGCTGGGATCAATTTCGATACCGTAGAACTGATCGACGTTGACCTCGGGGAAGCGCTGGGTTTGACCCTTGATGGCACTCAGCAGCCCTAGAGCTTCTTCTTCGAGCATTCGGATTTCGCGGTAAATGACTACTAAAAAGTTGCCACAACCGCAGGCTGGGTCCAAAAACTTGAGCTGGCGCAGGCGGGCCAGGTAGGCGTTGAGTTTTTTGGCTTCTGTGCGGATGGCGCGCAACTCGGCTTTCAGATCATCCAGAAACAACGGATCAATGGCCTTGCGGATGTTGGCCTCAGAGGTGTAGTGCTCGCCATATTCACGCCGCTTTTTAGTCTTGCCTTTTTTGGCCTCGTCCTCAAAGTGCATGATGGCCTGAAACAGCGAGCCAAAGATGTCGGGGCTGATTTCTGACCAGTCGGTGTCAGTGCAGGCCAGCAGGGCTTTGCGTGTGTCTTCGTCAAAATAGCACGGCTTGATGCGCCCTGAAAACAGGTTGCCGTTGATGTAAGGAAACGGTTTGAGGATGGAATAGAGCTTGGGCGGGCGCTTGTTGCCATCGGTCTGAGTGTCCAGGGTGTCAAACAGCAAGTCCAACATGCCACTCAAGTCCCAGCCGTCGGCGCGGCTGTTTTGCACCAGTTTTGTGAACAGGTGGGGCGCGCCAAACAGGACAGTGTCATCCCCAAACAGGCAAAACAGCACGCGCACCAGCAGGGTTTCAAGGTCTTTGCCGCCGTAGCCGGTGGCTTTGACGGCATCATGCAGATCGGCCAGCGCGTTGGCGGCGGCGGTGTTTGCTGCTTCCTGGCGGGCGATAGCTATTTTTTCGTAGCCGCACAAAAAGCCCATGGCCTCGACGTGTTGCCTGAAGTTTCCCAGTGCAAAGCACAGGGGTGGCGCATGCCGGTCTTTGCTGATGCCGTGGTCGTAGAGGTGCAGATTTTGAAAGTCGCTCACCAGCAGGTAGCGGGGCCGGTCAGCCTCAGCCAGAAGGCCGGTGTAGCGCAGGGCCTGTGCGTAGGCATCGGTAAGGTCTTTTCCCTTGGACTTCATTTCTACCAGCAGCAGGCCAGGGAAGAAGCCGTCTATGCGGTTGATGCCACTGACCTCAAGGCCGTCTGCATCTTGTTTTTTGATGCGCCGCTCAAATTCAACGCTATGTCGGTAGTCCAGCCCGTAAACCCAGCACAGCTCACGCACAAAGGTTTGCGCAAAACCTGATTCGTAGCCCTTGTCGGCGAAGTATTTGGAGAATTCGTCCGCGTGGGTCTGCATGTCGTCAAGTGTGAGTGTGGTCATGGTGCTTGCTTGGTGGTGATTGGGCAAGTCTAGCCCGGAAAACACCCGCATTCTGAGGGTGTTGCGCTGCCTACTATGACGCCATGCCAGTCACCCCAAAAACCACCACAGCCCCCACCGGCGTTCTTTCCCGCATGGGAATGAGCGCCAGGCGCTGGGCTTCGTCCTTTATTTCTCCATCCAAAGAAATCAAGGAATCCGACACCTTTTTGTATGGTGCAGGCAGCACCACGGTGGCCGCTTTGCTGGGCACCGGCAAGCGCACGGCGCGATCCAGGCAGGCTATTTACGAAAAGTGGTCAGGCATGGAGGCAGATGCGGTAGTTTCTACCGCGCTGTTGATGCTGGTGACATCGGCGCTGGGCGGGCATGAAACCAGCGGCGACCTGGTGTTTGTTGAAAAAACACCTGCTGCCACCAAAGACAAGCGCATGGGCGCCATTGTTGACGAAATCTCGTCTGACCTGACTCCACTGTTCAATCGCGTGGCTTTCCAGATGGCCTACACCGGGGCGGTGTTTGGCGATGCCTACGCCCGCATTTACGCAAATTCAACCGGGGTGGTTGACTTGTACGCCGATGAAATGGTGCGCCCGCCGCTGGTACAGCCGTTTGAGCGGGGCTCGCGCACGGTGGGGTATGCGGTCTACACCGGGCCGCGCAACTTCCAAAAGCTTGATGTGTCGCAACTGGCGCGCATGAAAATGCCGCGCACGCAGTGGGTGCCACAACACGGGGTGATTGAGAAGTCTTTGCGTCTGGCCATGACCGAAGACGACATTGACCAATTGCCGGTGATGCCCGCCATGGTTGGGGGCTCGCTGATTTACAACGCCGAAGAGGCGTATGACAGCCTGACTTCGACGCTGCTGGGCCTGGTGAGCCAGCGCTGGAAGAATTCGCTTGACCACCGCATTGTGGGCATTCAGCTGGAAAACACAACCCTTGAGCAGCGCGAGATTTTCACGGCATCGGTGGTGGACATGTTCAAGACGGTTAAGGCCACGATTGCAGAGGCCATCAAAAACGGCCAGCCGGTGGCCGAAAGCATCACCTCGATCTTGCCGATGTGGAACGACAAGCAGCTGATCAACCTGACAACGCCTGACAAGTCGGGTGCACAAACCATCTCGATTGACGATGTGATGCTGCACGCGCGAATGCTGTCTGGGGCGATTGGGGTTGACCTGTCGATGCTGGGGTTTGCCGACCAGTTGTCGGGTGGACTGGGGGACGGCGGCTTCTTTCGGGTGTCGGCGCAAGCTGCGGAGCGGGCGCGCATCATCCGCGTGGCGCTGGCTGAGTTTTTCAACCAGGTGGTGGATGTGCACACGCTGCGCCGCTACGGTGTAGTGTTCTCGCCCAAAGAGCGCCCGTGGGCCATTAATTTCTATGGCTCAATCTCTGCGCTTGAAGCAGAAAAGCAGCGCACTAAGGCCGATTCCATGAATTCCGGCGCCTTGCTGGTGCAGGCCATGCAAGCAATGAAGGACATAGGCGCCAACAAGGAGATCATGGCTGAGTTTTTGGCAAAGACAATGATGCTTGACGAAGACCAGGCCAAGCTGTTTGCCACCATTGTGGATGCAAAACCACCGGACGGCGCTGATGAAGGCAGCTTTGGCGGGGCGCGTAATGGGCTTGTTTAACAGCATCTCTGCTGGCATCGGCAGCCAGGCCAATGGCTTTGCGGGTCAGGTGTCAAGCGCATTGGGCGGGGGCAGGGCGGCATCAGCGCTGGCAAAAGCCGGTGCCAACATGGGCGCCAGCGCAGCCATGGGGCTGGTAAACAACATTGTGCCAGCGGGCGTGCAGAAGGCACTCAATACCGGCGCTTCGATGCTGGGAGACATTCAGGCCGGGAACTTTGATGGCGCGGCCATGCGCCTGCTTGACGGTGGCTACCTTGACAAACTCATTCCAGGAGCCAGCGGGGCGGCTTCTCAGCTGGCTTACTGGGGCACGCCAACGCCTCTGATGGGTGGCGTCACGCCCAAAGAAGCACAACAAATCCACGACGCTTTGCGCGGGCAGGGGCTGGCGAAGAAAAATCTGTGGATGCTGGAAGTGTCAAGCCAGCTGATGGGTAAGGACGCCTCGAAAGCGTTCAACATTTTGGCCACCGAGGTGGATTTTGCGCCCATGACCATCTCGGGCGACAAAAAGAAAATTGGCTCAGCCTCGGCAGACTGCGTGCAGTCTAGTGAGCCAGTGGAGTTGCGTGTTACCACCATGGACACCAAAGACGGCTTTATCAAGCGCTGGTTCCAGAGGCACTATGACGCTGTGGTGTCTGAGGACGGCACAGTAGGACATCCCTACAGCTACGCCATCAAGATCAAAATTGTTCACGCCTTCATCACTGATGCCAGCAACCGGGGTGGCTACGATGTGATGGGGTTGTACCGCCCCGCCAATCTTGAGATCAGCCTGTCGCGCCGGGAGGATGCCTTGCACGAGGTGCAAATGACGTTTACGCAACTAGACACTTTTATGAGACCTTGACCATGGCACTCAAACACGATGCGCAAGGTTTTCTTGCTGGAGACCCGATTGACATTGGCCGCGCCTTGTCAGTGTGGGATGAAATCAGCCGTGACGTGAAGGCCATCCGGGCGACTATGGGCGCATTGTCCGCACCGCCTTCAACCCCATCAAACGTGTCCGTCAGGGCGGCTAATGACGCACCGATGCACCGAGAGTTTCCACAGAGGGCGACCGGCAGCGACCTTGCAGCGGTTTTGCCCAAAGAGAAAAAGCAGCCGCCCCAGGTGGCGTCGGTGCTGGTGTCGCTCAATCAGGCTGGAGGAAAGACGACGGCAACACCCCGGGCGCGGGACAGCGTGGGCCGGTTCGTCAAGGTTGGAAAACCAAAAGACCAGTCAACATCCGCGTTTCCGACTGAGCCCAAGGCTCAAACACCCAGCAGCACGCTGACAACCATCAGAAACAAAGCGACCAAGACTAAAGTGAGCCCAGCAATACCCGCTGGCCGAGGAAAAAATGGCCGCTTTGAGAAAGTCAGCCAGCCCAAGTCACCAGGCAGCCACGACGGCGGCCAGCCCGGCAGCAGAACATCTGACGACTCATTAAGCGCCGAATCACGCACGCTTCTAGACCGCTTGACCAGCACATTGACCAATACAGCCACCGGCGCCGGGAATTCACTCGAAGACGCTGATCCGGCAGTCAAGGCAGTGCAGGAAATTGCGCAGCCCCTGTCGCGCGGCTACAAGATGCTGATGGGCGATGGCGCGGAAAAGAAAAAAGAGGGCTGGTACAGGCGCATCTATGCATCCTTGACGGGGCTTAGAAAAGAAGAAGAAAAAGCCAACAAGGCAACCCTCAAAAGCCTGAAAGTGTTGGAAGAAAAGCCTGTGGGTGACCAGAATCAAACCGGGTTCTGGGGTGGCATTCTGAAAGGCTTGTTGGGGATTGGCCCGGCCATCGTAACGGCATTGATGGCGTTTTTATCAAAAATACCCGTCATCGGCAAGTTATTCGGCGGCGGCGAAAAAGCGCCTGCGGGCGGCGTGCGAGGTGGGTTCCCAAAAGGCGCCATGGCCAAGGGATTTTTGAGAAAACTACCTCTGATTGGTGCCTTGTTTGGCGCAGTGGGTGCTGCCTCTGACATCTATGGAAGCGAGACCGACGACAAGCTCACGCGCAAAGAAAAAGACCAAAACGCAGGAAAGGCCACAGGCGGACTTGCGGGAACTCTGGCTGGCGGATGGGCGGGCGCGTCGGCCGGTGCCGCCATTGGCTTGCTGGGCGGGCCCATCGGCGCGGCCATTGGCGGCGTGGTGGGCGGCGCAGTTGGCATGTTCTTCGGTGACCAGGCTGGCCAGATCATGGGCGAGACCATTGGCGGCTGGGTGGGTGAGTTGCGCCAGGTGGACATTGCCGGGCGCATTGCGATGGCATGGGAGAGTGTGACTGGTGCGATCTCTGGCTACTGGACGACCGCCATGGGCGCATGGGACGCCACAGCGCAATCGGTATCTGGCGCATGGGACGGCGTGGTGGCATCGTTTGCCAAGGTTTCTGAGGGCATTGGCAAAGCCTGGGGCGATTTTGTGGCCCTTGCCAAGTCGGGTTGGGATTCGTTTTCCGGCTTGTTTAAGTCGGCCTACGAGGGACTGAAGTCACTTCCGGTGGTTGGTGCAGCGATTCAAGCGGCTGAGGATGCGGCCAAAGCCACAGCAGCGGCAGCCAGCAAGGTAGCGGCCAAAGCCGTGGAAGCGGCCAAAGAGGCGGCAGCCAAGGCGGCAACTGCAGCGAAAGAAAAGGCGCAGGCGGTCAAGGAAAAGGCTGTGGAGGTTGTTGATAAAACCACCACGACGGCCAAAGAGGCGGCGACGGTCGTCAAGGAAAAAGGGGCGGCTGTTGCAAACAAAGCCGTTGATGCCGTTGAAACTGGAGCGAAAGCAGCCACCAAGGCGGCGGGCGATGGATCGGCATGGGTTGGCAAGAACACCACGGTTGGCAAGGGCGTGGTGGCGGCTTATGAGGGCGTGAAGTCCGCTGGCAATTGGGCTCTGGGAAAAACCAGCCAGATGTTTGAATCCGGCAAGGGCGGCGCGGGGACGGTGTCCACGGGAAAAGGCGATTTTGGCGGGGCATCGTATGGCACTTACCAGCTATCGTCAAAGCAGGGCAAAGTGCAAGACTTTTTGAAGTCGGGCAAGTACGGCAATCAGTTTGCCGGGTTGCAGCCTGGAACGCCTGAGTTCAATGCCAAGTGGAAGGATGTCTCGAAAGCTGATCCTGAATTTGGCAATGCCCAGCACGAGTACATAAAAAAGACCAATTTTGATCCGGCGGCACAGGGGCTAAAAGCTGCTGGCATGGATTTATCTGGGCGGGGCGCGGCTGTGCAGGATGCGCTGTGGTCAACATCAGTTCAATTTGGTGCTGGAAGCCAAAAAAAGGGGAGCGGCGCTATCGGCATGTTCCAAAAGGCATTGGCTGGAAAAGATGTTGCCAAAATGTCAGATGCTGACTTGGTAACGGCTGTGCAGGATTACAAGATCAACAATAATGACAAGCTGTTTGCCAGTTCATCAGATGCTGTAAAACAAGGCACGGCGGGGCGGGCGGTTGAGGAAAAAAAACGGCTGGTGGCACTTGCAGGCCAAGGTAGCACGTCTGATGCGCCTGTTCTCCAGAAGCCAGATGCAATCGCCACGAAAGCGGCAGTACCGATTTCGCCCTCAAGCGCTGCAACAGTAACAGCCACGTCACCTGCGCCTGTTTTACCAGTGACGGTTGCCACTGCGCAAGTTCAAACAGCCTACGCTCCAGCGCCACAGGTTCCCAAGTTTTCGCCTCCGCCCGTCATTGCCGAAGCGCCCGCAGTAGTAAGCCCCATGGGAACTGGTGCTGACAGCCGAAAGCAAGTTGCCGCTGCCACAGCATCCCAAGATGTTGGCCAAGACCTGAAGGATCGTCGCATTGCACACATTGTGACGGGCGGGTTCAGTGCCTAGCCACGGAAAACACGCCTCTTTGCACCCACTGCAGCAACCAACAATGGTGGCATGGCAACAATCACCGGCACAGATATACAGGCAATGGTCAGGCACTGGCTCAATACGCCAGCGGGCACGTATTTGGGGTCTGACTACGGGTCAAACCTGAATGACTTGCTTCAGCAGCCGCTTGCCAGTGGTATGGCAGATGGTGTGATTGCCAAGATGCACGCTGACATTCCTATTTTGAGGTCGCTACCAGACGGTTCCGTCAATATTTACAGCTTGCAAAAGTCCCCGGACAGGCTTGATTTTGTGATTGAGGTGGCAGGCCAAACCATTGACGTTCAAGGGGGTTGACATGCTCACCAAGGCAGATTTCCAGCAGGCGATCAAAGATTCAATTGCCTCTTACCCGGCCATTGCGCCGCTATACAACGCGGGCGACCCGCGCATCACGCAGCATTTAGACGCCATGGCGACCATGCTGGCCATGTTTTCAGCCCAAATTGAGACGGCGATGGCTGAGCCTTTTGAGAAGGTTCGAGATGCCACGGTGCTGGCAGATGCCGCTATGCGTGGCATCATAAGAAAAGGCGTTGCAGCCAGGGTGCGCATCAAGGTTGAAAACAAAGGGGCGGCGCCATTCTTGGTGGATTCAGGCCGCATGGTGTTTGATGCTGCTGGCATGTCTTACAGGCTTGAGAGCTCTGCAACCGTGGCGTCCGGGGCATCTGGCACGGTCGATGCCGTTCAGATGAAAACCATTACAGTCAACCACACTGTCACCGGTTCAGCGCCGTTTTACGCGATTGAGATTCCAGCCTCTGAAGATGGTTCTTGGCTTTGCAGCGTGGGGGTGCGTGATGGTGATGGCGAATTCACTTACAGCGACCACTACACCAACGTGGCCAATGGCGACCGGGTGTTTCACATTGAAACTGATGACCGTCAGAGGGTTTACGTGCGCTTTGGATTTGGTGGTGTTGTGGGTGCTCAGCCAGCAGATGGCACGCAGATATCCATGTCTGTGGCATACACGTTTGGCAACATCAACCCGGCATTTGGCAGTCCATTTTCGTTTGAATATCTTGGATCACCGGCCGAGTCGTCGGTTGATTTGTCGATGGATTCGGTGGTGATACCAGGGCAAGACCCGATCGCTATGAATGTGCTGCGTGATCTGGCCAAGTACCCATCTATTTATGACAGCAATGCGGTGTTCTTGGGTGAGTTCGATTTTCTGGTGCGCAGGAACTTCCCGTCCCTGAAATTCTTGTCGGTGTGGAATGAATCCGCCGAAGAGCAGGTGCGCGGCCCCAGTGTGAATAATATCAACACCTTGTTTGTGGCGTGCCTGTCTGAAGATGGGTCCGAAAGTGTTCTGACTGAATCCAGTCCGCTGAGCCCGCTGGCACCGGTTGTGATCACGTCACCAACAGGAACGCAGGCTGCCATTGAACGCGCCATTTTGACAGCGGACGACAGCTACAGGGTGAAGTTTTACACACCAATCCGGTCAAAAATCTTGATTGCAATTGACGCAACGGTGGCAACGTCTTACGCTGCAAGCGATGTCCGCGCAAAAATCATTGACGTCATCGTGTCGAATTTTGGCGAGTCCGCAGCAACTTCAAGGAGAGGTCGGAGTAAGCCGCTTTACCAGCAAATCTATGCGCTTTTAAAGTCAAAAATACCGGCGCTATCAACCGGCCTATCTGACTTGACGGTGAACATTCAGACGCCCGCCAATGTCTTGACCAGGCCAGAGTTGTGGCGTTATGTGACGCCCGATAGTCTGACGGTTTCTGTCTCCAATGCCAACGTCATCACGCCTCAGTGGGGTGGATGATGGATTTTAACGATGCGCAATTGCCTATCATCAGCCCATTGGCCGGAAGCTTTACTGAGAATGATGTTGAATCAGACCTAAAAAAGCTATTTTCTGATCTATTTGGCGCGAAACAGGCGGCATTGGCGTTTGATGCAAACGTGCTGGGTTCTGCGCACCTCGGGTCATTTGACTTGATCCGCAAGTCCGTCAACACGGATGGATTGGTGCTGCTTTCTGGAGAACGTGAGGAGGCAGCTACCCGCTACCTTTACCGCGCATGGAAGTCTGGTGATGTCCAGGGCCGTGGCCTGCATTTTTTGCGCACCTACTTGCAGATGCTGTACCCGAACCTGTGTCAGATTGAGCAGCTGTGGCAAGATAAAAGCCGCATCTACCCAACTTCGTTGGTGGCCAATAAGCCAAGGGTGAATTACTGGATTTACGCGCTGGGAGAGTCAGGTCTGAAGCTCGATGGCCTATGGGGCGTTGGCGCCCAAAGGCCCGTCGTTGATTTTGAGGCTGAAGCCTCAAGAATGCCAGACCTCAGCAACATGTTTTTGACGAGCAGGGTTGAGATAACGCTTGATTTCGCGGTTCAGATCAAGTCGATTATCAACCTGATGGGCATCATCAGGTCCATCATCCCCGCCAGGCTGCTGCCTCATTTCAGGTTCACTCTGACGGTTCTGTTTTTTATTCAGGCCAGTCTGTCCACGTGGCTGTTGCTGCAAAAGAAGTCACGGCTCCGGTATCCGTGGAATGGCCGCGTGGTGACCGATTCTGATGATGCTGTGTGGCGACTTGGTATTGGTGATGATCTGGTGCGCCTGCCTCAAGCGTTTGGGATGTTCAGGCTTGGGCAAGCCAGAGGCGGGGTGTCCGCGTGGCATCTGAAGAGCGCCAGAATTGAGAGCCATGCGCTGATGCAAAGTCATGCGTCAAGCCAGGCATTTTCATTGCAAAATATTGGGCAGACGTGGCGCAGGCTTGATGCCAGCTGGCGTCTCGGGGCAAGGGCGATGCACGCGTCCGGCGCGGCATTCATGTCGAAGTCGGCAGCCATGCTTGTTTCGGAATCGCTGCAAACGACACAACACGAGTTTGTGCGCATGGATTACCCGCGCACCCCGCAAAAACTGGGGGCATGGCCGCGCCTTGGTGCATGGCGCAGGCTCAACGGCGCCTGGGCAGTTGGGGTGTCTGGCAGGCCGTTTGGATTTGCGCTGCGCAGGGATGAACCGGTACTGGCAGAGAGTTCGGCTCTGATGGCGTCAAACGCGGCAACCTATGCGTCGCCGGAGAAGCTAACCTTGCCATGGTCGAGTTACCAAAAAACCCCACCCCGGCTTTTGCTGCTTGATGGCTCATGGCTGCTTGGTGGGCCATGCCGGCCGGTGTTTGCATTCAAGGCGACCAAGGTGCTCATTTAACGGAAAACACCCCGAATCAGTGCTTTCGCCCGGTGCAAAACTACCCCCATTCTTTTTTATTGGGGTGTTCACATGGCAGAAGCCGTTACTACAGATGCATTCAGAAAGCGCATCGCCAAACACATGGCGGACAACAGTGCACTGCCACCCGTGGCATTCATGGCTTTTGGCGATGGCGGGCACAACGCAGACATGACACCCAAGGCGCCCTCGGTGCTGGCCACTGGTTTGGCGCATGAGATTTTGAGGAGGCCTTTGGCGCTTATTACCCAGGAAGACCTGTTCTCAGTGACCGGAAAAGGAACAGTCGAATCCACCGATCTGATTGGGTCGTCCATTTCAGAGGCTGGGCTGTTTGACTCTGCTGGGCAGCTTGTCGGCATCAAGACCTTTGCACCAAAACACAAAGAATCCGATGAACGGTATGAAATCAGCATCAAGCTACGTTTTTAACAGGAGTTAACCATGACCATGCCTTACCCGAATATCACGCAAATACCCAACAACGAGCCCGATGCGGTGCCTGCGCTGTGGAACACCCGCTACACCGAAATTGACGCCAATTTTTTAAGTCTTGATGGGCGAGTCTCAGCAAGCACCAGTGAATTGACTGCGGCCAGAAATGGGGCCGCCAGCCTGGATGCCAGGCTTGACCAGATGGATGGCGATATTTCAATGACATCTGTCGACATGCAAAACATGGACTCAGCCGTCCTCAAGTTTGCTCTCGACCAAGCTTCACTTGCCAACTCCAGCGTTCGCTCATTGCGTCAGAACGTTCAACAAGAAGGTGAATTCACTATTTTTAATCGCGGCATCGTTCTGGGCTGCGCAGCAACAAAGTCAGTCAATGCTGCCAGAAACTTGAATCTGTCGGCTGGCGTGTGCTTTGCCAATGGACGCAGTTACTTGGTTGTAGACGGCATCAATTCCGCATCAGTACCAAGCAATGCGGGCGCCATACCAGTTACCGTTTATGCCTATCTTTATAAAAATGCGACCGGCCTCTTTAATTTGGCTGTTACGCCCATTGGCTCTATTTTGCCAAGTGATGCGATCAAGATTTACAACATCACGATTCCATCCGGCTCGACGGATTCAACTGACCCTTATTTGTCAAGCGTCACATTGACGGATGCTCGCAGGATTGAGGCCAACTACCCGAATATCCTTGACTCTCCTGCTTTGGTGTCATCTGTTTTGAATGCCATGGATGCCAACGACTACCGCCTCGACTTTGATGTGGTGTCGAGCAGTGGCGCGCCATGCGATGCGTCATCCATTGTGGTGACCAGTCGCGCCACCAACGGGTTCACCGTCGCACTGGCCAGCGCCGCAGACAACGTGGTCGTTCGCTGGCGTGCTTCGCGGCTGTCTTTGCCAAGCCAGACACCTGTGATTGATTTTTCCACTGGCTTTCACGCATCGAACCCCACCACTTATTAACTTTTAAGGAGCTTTTCATGCCTCAAATTACCCTCAAGCAGCCCGGCCAGCCGGTGGCTGACTTCGCTTTCTCGGGCGCGCTTGTCACCGTCTCTGGTGTCGCCATTGACTGTGCTGCACGCCAAAGCGACAGCCTTGTCACTGTTGAAATTCGCGGCAACAAAACTGGCGCCACGGAAGGTGGCAATGGTGCGTATTTGGCGCAAATTGACATTCCAGCCAAGCGCTACATCACCACTGCCGGACCGGATGACGCGCAAGGCAAGCCCACCAGCATTCAAGAAGCCATTCCGCTTGACCCCAATGCGGTTCAAGTCACCCTTTGGCCTACCGTGGGCTAACACCTTAATCTCAGGAGAAAACTATGCCTTCAATTTTTATCAAAGATGACCTGCGTGCCAGTGTCGAAGCCGCCAGCGGTGGCCGCCAAACTGTGCTCTATACCGCGCTCGGTCAGCCCACCTTCATGAATGTGATCCCCAAATTAAACGGCCCCGACGTGGACGCGGGCCTGCCTGCGGGCGTTCACCCAGCCTTCATTGTGGGTGGCGTTGAAAAGTCGGAGCTGTTCATTGGCACCTACTCCGGCATCGTCAAAAACGGCGAACTGCTGAGCCTGCCTGGCGTTGACCCGCAAACATCGATCAACCACGACCAGTCGGTGGCCTATGCCCGCGCTTGCGGCGCCGGTTTCCATGCAGTATCCAACATTGAGCGCACCCTGTTGGCGCAATGGTGCCGAGCCAACAGCTTTCAGCCGCGCGGCAACACCAACTGGGGTAAATCAAGCGATGCGGCCTGGGAATCAGGGCGCCGGATCGATGGCTTGTCTCCCGGCGTTGCATCCGGTACCGGGCGCACGCTCACCGGCTCCGGTCCTGCATCCTGGCGGCATGACAACTCCAGCTCAGGCATCGACGGGCTGTGCGGCAACATCTGGGAGTGGACACCAGGCATGCGTGTCAACATGGGTGAAATCCAGATCATCGCCAACAACGACGCGGCACTCAATGCCACCGACTTTGGCGTTGCATCAAGCGCCTGGAAAGCCATTGATGGCGCAACCGGCGAACTGGTGACCCCGGGCTCTGCCAATTCTGTGAAGTATGCCGTTTCAGGAACGGCGGCTTACACGCTGGTGCGCGCTAATGGCGCATCGTTTGAAGGTATGACCAACCCGGGCACAACCCCGGTCGGCGCTGCGGCTTTGGCTCTACTCAAGGCGCACGGCCTGTTCCCGGTCGCTTCGCTGTTGGGTGGCACGATTGCGCTGCCTGCGGCCAACAGCGACTACTTTTACCTGAACACGACGATTGAGGCTCTGCCGATCCGTGGCGGCGATTGGAGCCGCGCGGCGAGCGCTGGCGTGTTCACGCTCTATTGCTACGGCGCACGGACGGATGCCAGCGGCAGCCTTGGCGCTCGCCCCGCCTTCGTTCTCTGATGCCCTGAGCGGTAGCGATGGGCACTCACTCTGAAGCCAGTCTGGATACCAAGTTCATCGACTTCTCGAAGCAAATGAACTTGTATCTGAACCATTTTCCCAAGCACGAGAAGTACGGCCTGTGCCAACAGATCAGAAACGCGGCTTATGAGATGTACGGCTTCATTGTCGAGAGCCAGAAGCGCTACCAGAAGAAAACCAGCCTGGGCAATGCCGACATCACGCATGAGCAATTGCGCATGTTCTTGCGGCTGGCCTTTGAGCTGGGCTACTTCAAATTCAAGGACGGTTCCTTGTCGGATGACAAGGACTATGAAAAAACCGCCACCCACCGTTACCTCGTCATCAGCCGCATGGTTGATGAGCTTGGCCGGATGATTGGTGGCTGGATGCAGGCCGACCGCGCCAAAACGAATCCCGATAGCGGGCACAAAAGGGAAGCACCTTAACATGTTACAGGCTCTGCCGTTCCGTGGCGGCCATTGGAGCAGCGCGGCGGGCGCTGGCGTGTTCGCGCTCAATTGCAACAACACACGGACGAATGCCAACAACAACATTGGCGCTCGCCCCGACTCTGGTTTACCTCGAATTCTGCAAAGAAATGGTGGAACAAAGGGAGGTGTTTTCCTGCATTCGGTGAGAGCCTTTGCAAAATCTGCTGGACGCCCTTTTATTAGTAGGTGCCATGTTGCACTCGACCATCTGGGGGCTTTCCTTTGAAGCGCGTCGGTTTTCTGTTTGAGCAGGCTTTCACGCCCGAGGCGTTGTACCAGGCGTGGGAAGATGCCAGCCGGGGTAAGCGCGGCAAGCGGGCCACGTTGGAGTTTGGCCGCAACCTGGCGGCGAATCTGGACGCCTTGCACACAGCCCTGCATAACGGCAGCTACACGCTGCAGCCCTACAAAGAATTTCAGGTGTACGAGCCCAAAGAGCGCACGATCTTCGCGCCTGCTTTTTGTGATCTGGTGGTGCAGCATGCCATCTACAAGCTGATTTACCCGATTTTCAACCGAACCTTCATCGACCAGAGTTACGCCTGTCGCAAAGGTAAAGGAACACACGCTGCGGCTGACTACGCCCAGCAAGCTCTGCGTTGCAGTGCGCCCGACAGTTACCTTTTGCAGCTCGACATTCGTAAGTTCTTCTACAGCATCGACCGTGCAGTGCTGCGCACCCAGATCGAGCGCCAGATCAAGGACGAGCGCTTTGTCGACCTGATGATGCAGTTTGCCGACTATGGCCCAGCCGTTGGCATCCCGATTGGTAACTTGCTTAGTCAGACCTACGCTCTGATTTACATGAACCCGCTGGATCACTTCATCAAGCGCAATCTGGGCGCCAGGCGCTACTGCCGCTATGTTGATGATTTTGTGATCTTTGGCTGGCCACGAGAGCGCTGTGTGGCGGCACTAGCCAGAATCATTGAATTTTTGCGTGGAACCTTAAAGCTGGAGTTATCGCGCTACAGCCTGCACAAGATCAAGCGTGGTATCAACTTTGTTGGCTACCGCACCTGGCGAAGTACCCGCTTTGTGCGTAAGCACAGCCTCTACACATTCACCCAGTCTGCCAAGCATGGCGCGCTTGAAAGCGTTGTCTCCATCCTTGGACACGCCAAACATACCGCAAGTCTTCACCACCTTTTAACTACCCTGAAAGCTCACCACTATGACCTCTTTAATCACCTTCCGCCGCGTTGTAAACCAACCCAACGTCTACACCCTGAAACTGCCTGACGCGCCCCAAGGCCAGCAAGCAGTGCAAGAGCTGGCAACTTTGCCCGATGGCCGCACCGTTGTTGTGCTGTTTGATGGCTACACGCTACCCGCTGATCAACCCGCAGAGATTACGGACAGTATCGTCAACCCGTTTGTGCCGACAGACGCGGAGCTTGCCCAAATCAAGAATAGCAGCGTGCATGTACAAGCCATATACAACCGCATCGAGCAGATGATCCGCGATAAATACAGCGCCAGCGACGAGGCTAAATTTGCCCGTATCGGCGTGGGCGCGGCATTGGGCGCTTACAACTTTGCGCCCGGCGAGCAAGAAGAACTGCTGGCCTTTGGTGACCATTGTGAAGCCGCCCGCCAGTGGGGCCGTGCCGAGCGCGCAAAACTTGGCTTGTAACCATGATTTACATGATCGCACTCATCGCCACAGCCGTGCTTTTGCGCGAGACAACCACGCTTGATCACTGGATAGCCTTTGACGCTTGGGTGCTGCGGGTGTTGACGCTAGGCAAGTCCAAGCCGGGTGAAACCATCAGCGCGGCAGCGTGGGATATGCACCTGGCAGGCAAGACACGCGGGCACATCCTGGTGGCCGTGATCAACTGGATTTTCAAAATCCGACAAGCAGACCATTGCCGCCGGGCTTGGGAATGGCAACGACACCTTTACGAAAGACAAAAATGACTGATGCAGACATGCCCCAAATGGTTTTTAACGGACTTTTTATCCTGGTTGGGGTGTTCGGTGGGTACTACCTCAACTCCGTCAAAGATGCAATTAAAAATCTACAGACTACCGACCAAATGCTGATCACTAAGTTGCAGGCTATTGAGGTGCTTGTCGCAGGGACGTACGTCAAGCGCGATGAGTTTGACACCATGACTCGTGCGTTGTTTGCCAAACTTGACTCAATCGACGCAAAGATTGACACCAAGTCAGATCGCGCCATGTGCATGGCTGTGCATAGCAGAGAGCACCAATGAGACTCACCCCGCATTTTTCTGTCGAAGAATTTGTCGCCAGCCAAACAGCTGACCGGCGAGACATTGACAACTCACTCACAAGCAACCTGCTAGAAAGCGCCAGAAACACTTGCAATGGGCTTGAGCAAGTGCGCAGCTTGCTGGGTAACTTGCCAATTTTGATCAGCAGCGGATACCGCTCACTTGAGCTTAACCGCGCTGTTGGAGGCAGCAAAAGCAGCCAGCACATGCTTGCCCAAGCGGTTGACTTTACATGCCCTGGCTTCGGCTCTGTTGCCCACGCGATCGAAAAAATCATGCAGAGCGACATCCAATACGACCAACTTATAAGAGAGTTTGCAACCATCCCAGGCCGTGGCTGGGTGCATATCAGTTTTACGCTGTTGCCACCGCGCAAGCAGGTGCTGATTATTGATGCCACAGGTGTCAGGGCGTACGCATGAAAAAAGTCACAAAAGCAGCAGCCGAGCGGTGTGCCAAGCACACTCTGCAAGAGCAGCTAGAAGCACATCGGGCAGAGCTTGAATTGCTGTGCAAGGTGGAGACTGCAATTGCGACCAAGCGCATCAAAGAGCATTACGAAGATTTAATCAAAGGAGCTGAGCATGGACAAGATCAAGGCAAGATTTAAGAGCAAGACTTATTGGCTTGCGATGACCGGCGCAGTGCTGACTGTGCTGGAGGTCAACAGCCAATTTGTCACGCAGTTTGTGGGGGCTGATATGCGCCCGTATCTGATTGCATTTTGGCCTGTGGTGATGCTGTTTGCGCGTGAGATCACTACTACCGCTTTGAGCGACAAATGA